GCCTCAGTACAATCCAAAGCCGCTGCGCCACCGCTTCAGGCCCCTCTTCCGTAAGGTCCGGAGGATCAGGGTTCATGAAGCCGGTTTCCGGGTCAATTGGTAGATCGCTCATGGTATCAGCACCTTGTTGGTAGAAACGCCAAAGGAGTTTTTAGCCAATGGCGGGTCCTCTTCGTCAAACCGAGTCATCAGGCTCGTGAGTTCCGCCTTGATCGTGTTAATGGGAGCCGGAACATCAATCGGGTTCCCACCGTACGTTGCCCCCGTGATGGCATCACAAAGGGCCTCCAGTTGCCCCACGATGGCCTGTAGCCAGCTTTTGAGAGGTGCGAGGGGTACGGGCAGGTTAGAAGCCTTTGGGCCGCCCAGGGCGCAATTACGGGACGGATTAAGAACGATGTCTCCGGTATCACCACCGAGATAGACTTCGCTCTGGATGTTCTTCTCAGCCCACTCCAGCACAAGGCGAATGTCGTGGGGGTCCACGGTCGGGCCACCTTCGCCCTTCGAACTGTCCGTGGTGGCCACTTTCGATACGAAGGGGAAGATCCCCGGTATCGCAATTGCATCATTCAGGTCGTGGTTCCTGGTGTCCTGCGGATCGTACGTCTCCCCAACGGCGTTTTCGTTTGCAAGCAAGAAGTTCGTCAAGGAGAAGTCGCTGAAGGTCAGGAGAACCAGCGAGCCCTTCATGATCGGCATGTACATGATCGCCTTCGGGCCACCTTCCGCAGAACTGTCCACCCGGGGCCACTGTACCGGAACGCTGTAGAGCATGGGGAAGTCGAACATATCCGAGTGAGCCATCCCGGGGTAGATCAGCTTCGGAAGCGGCCACACGTTCACCGATTGGGTTTCTGCATTGTAGGAGTCCACCCGCCCAGGCATCGCCACGTACAGCCCCTTGGCCATGCGCTCCATCATCATCCTCATGGCGTCACCAGCGGTGGATGCTCTGGGGTCTCTCATGTGCTCAGGTCCCTTGCTTCGATGGTTGCAGAACAGTTGGTCGAATGGCTATCCCCTGTCATGCGGACGCTCACGATCTGCCGATCCGGCTGATCCGCCAAACTGATCCGGTAGTGAGGAAGAAGGTACTCGACCAGCATCATCTTGAATCGAACTCCAGGTAGCTTCTGTCCACGGGCCTCATAGATTTCAATCCGCTCTGGCGTGGAGAGCAGCCCGTTGCTGAAGCTGAAGACCTTCGCGGCGGCGCCCTGGGGCTCAAGGGGCTGTCCCCCGATGGAGAAGTGGGGGGTTCCATCCTGAATCGAGTAGTCCAGGCCAAGCGGAACCGCAATCTTAGCAAGCTCGTCTCCAATGCGACCCACCATGGCCTTGCCCCGCTCGAAGGTGGAAACACCCGCGCTTCCTTCCGCATCTTCAGCGGAAGTCTTCTTGAAGGAGTCTTTTATCTCGTCAATAAGCGTCTTCAGGACCGTCTTGTTCGCCTTCTTGTATTGCTCAATGGTGTCTTCCATGGCCTTTTTAATTGAAGTCCCGGGCGCATAGCTTTTCGGAAAGTGCTGCGAGGAGTCCTTCTTGCCGTCACGGAATGTCAGGCTCGTCACCCAGTCCGTGCCCTCCATGGCGCTCGACCCAAGCGTGACATCCCCAGATCCAGCCTCAAACATTTTCGCATCATACTCAGCATTGGATGAGCCCAGAAGATCAAAGCCATCACCGAGATACCCGAAGTAGATTACAATCTCGTCGATGACTTCGCATATTTGGGCACGGCTTGTAGGATTCAGGTTGTAAATCTTGGCCCGAACCGTGTTCAGGTCCTCGTTCATGGTCTTGGATATCGAGAAGGCCAGGCGCAGATCGCGGCTATAGATCTGCCTTTCGGTCCCATCCTTGAACCGCAGCTTGAATTTGATTGACCTATTAAATGCTGGCTGACTCATAAAACAGTCCGCAAGGGCCGGCGAAACCAAGCTGGTCTTCACCGGCCGAGATGCCCGTCCCAAGGCGGTTGAGGATTACGATTCTTCCGTCAGGAAGGCTCGTCACTAGGACGTTTCGAAAGGGGTTCCAGTCTGCAACAAGCTTGAAGCCCTGGATCAGCGGAACACCGATCTCAGAAAGGAGGTCGGCAAAGTACCGATCAACACGGGCATTATAGACGACTCTGATTCTGTAGCGTGATCCGTCGAGTGACGTAACGTTGTCCTGGGCAACCACCCCGGACCTTACGCTGATTTCCTTGACTGCCATCAGGGCTCCTTATCTTCCACAGCGTCCGTTTCGGCATCGTCGGCAGGCTTGTCGTCCGCAACACCACTCTCCCCACCCTGGAGGTCGATGACCGTGACCTTCTTCATTCGAATGTTGAACTCCATGGCACGGCCAGTACGCTCAGAAAGCGGCATCCGAAGACTCGTGATGTAGTAGTCAATGTAGTAATCCCTTGCGGTCGTGATGTTGAATGCCGACTTCGCCGCCATCTTGTCTCTAAAAAACTCGTAGGCGTTCTTGGCCGGAATTACCGTACTGGCATCATCTGAAAACAATGAATCAACGCCACTGGCAAATGCGGCAAAGGGGTTCGGGTTTAGGTCAACGGGCGTGTCCGAAATGATCCCCTCGATTTCAAGCTCAGGGGGAGACATGATGATGTGGTCGTTCACAACCGAACCGTCCTCGATATTCAGATCAGTGATCCGGGCCGATTGCGAATACCCTTCACGTACAGTTGCATCCACGGAAAGCCAAACGTCCCCATACGTTCCGGTAGCGCCAACGCCAACGGCAATCACTGTCTTGTGCGGAGGGTCTATGACGCTAATGATGCTCATTTTCCATTCGTCGTTGGTGCCAGCGTGTCGCCGGTCGTGCTTGTGAGAAGATCAATGAAAGTGCTGTTGTAATCCGATACGGCTTCTTTCCGCTCGAAATCTTGCAAAGCGTCGAAAGCAGACTGCTCATCCTTGACATTAAGAATGACTGTCTGGCCGTTCCTTTCGATGACAACGGTTTTTTGGCCTGTTTTTGGATTTACGCCAGAAACGAAAGCTTCCCTTGATTGCCCTGTCTCACCGCCAAACTGCTGGAAGGCCCCGACCATGCCGCCAATGGGGCTCATTCGGTCCTTCGGGAATAGCCCTTCTAATACCCGCTTCAGGACTCCAGGTGCGTGCATGAGTTGTGCGGCCATAGGGGCAAGCGGACCAAAGAGGAAGAACCAAAGGATGCCACCGTACTGATCCAGCTTCTCGTTTATTCCACTGAAAAAATCAGTGAGACCCCGAAGGGAGTCCTTTATCTTCTGGACAGTATCGGGAAACACCTTTCCCCATGCCTTGACGGCTTCGATTGCTTCGTAAATTGCAACTGCAACGAGGACAATGGTGACGATAATCATCGTTACGGGCGCCACTACCGCCAAGATGACCAGCAGGAGGACGCCCATCATTGCGGCCAAGTTGTTCCCCCAGTATTCGGAAACACCCAAGGCCCTTGCTAGATCCTGAAAAGCGTTCTCAGCCCCGTGAGCACCACCGATCAGGTCCTCGATCACAAGGAACAGGAGAATAAGAGAAGCTGCGGCGATCAGGGGCCCAAGGATGAGCTTGCCGAATGCCGTTGCAGCGGTCCACCCTAGCCTGCCCATCGCCACAGTAACGAGCATGATGCCCATCTGAAGAAAGCCGAAAAGCCCCGTGAGGGTCACGATGGCCAAACCGAAAGAGATGAAGGTGGCCACGAAGTCCTTGATCGCAGGGTGCTTGTCTAGGAACACTCGAATGTTGTGGACAAAAATCCGGAGATTATCCGCCATTGCACCAAAGGCCTTGTTCTTGTCGATGGATGCAACGAGGGCCCTGAAGGCCGCCTGGAACTGATTTATCTTTTGTGTTCCGGTTTCCATCCGGGTGAGGAACCCTGCCTCAAGATGGTCGCCAGACTCGGCTATTTTTTGGATGTAGCCTTCCAGAACTTCGGCCTCTCGCATCAGAATGGGCACGTAGGCGTTTCCAACACGTCTTCCGAAAATGTGCATCAAGATTTGAGCACGACTGGCCTTCGTATACTTCCCCATTGTCTTGGAAAGGGTCTGGAAAATTACGTTGAGGTTCTTGAACCCACCGGTTTTTGGATCCACGAAGTCGTTTACGTCCAGCCCGATGCCTTCCAGCGCTTCCTTGGCTCGACCCTTGCCAGACATCATGAGGGCCATACCGGAGAACAACCTGGTTCCAAGCTGGGCACCTGACACCGACAGGACAGACATGGCCGTGAGGGTCCCGAGGATTTGATCCAGCGGCTGCTGCATCAGCACGGCAAGGGGAATGGCCTTGTTCATCGCGTCCGCAATTTCTTCGATGAAGTTGGGGCCTGTTTTCGATGCGACAAAGATCATGTTTGCGATTTTCTGAAGCGGCATGTCCTTGAAGGCAATCGATGACTTCTGGATAGCACGAGCAGTCTTGAGAGGATCGGCCTCCCCGACCTTCTTCAGCTTGTTCACGACCTCCAAAAGATCGAGAAACTTCGCTTCAAGCGGATCGATTCCAAGGTTGATGATGTTCCGCATGTCATCGTGGATTTCCTCGAAACTGACGCCGAACTTCTCAGACATGTTCTTTGAAACGCGGGCGAGCTTGCCCTGAAGCTGATCGAAGCTGTTGCCGGTGAGGTTCACCATCGCCATCACGCGGGCAAGGCTGTCCTCAAAGGCAAGAGAGGTCCCGAAGATGCCGGCGAACGCTGCGGCACCAGCAACCCCCATCGCAAGGAAGCCACGCTGTACGCGCATGACCAGGCGCTCCAACGCAAACAGATCATCATCGTTTACGTTGATGTCCCAGCCAATTCCAATGTTGCGAAGGACGGTCATGTTGAACTACCTTTTTTCTTGGCCTTTTCCGCCTGTTGGCGCTCGGCCTCTTCCATCAAGTCAAGGTATTCGTTGAGATCAAAGACCCACTCGGGAGAAATTCTGTCCAGTTCTTCGATGGAAACGACTTTCTTCACGACGAGCCGTAGAAGGGGCATTTTCCAGGCTAGGTGCTCCGGTATCTCTACGGAGCAACTTTCGCTTCCGGATCGCTTTCGTCTTTCGGCGTTTCTCTCGTGATACTCCGAAAGGCGCCGAAAAAATCCGGGAAGTTCGCCTCCAGGACAAACTTGACGATCTTGTAGAGGAGGACCATGTTGCCAGACCCAAACTGCTTTTCGAAGTTCGTGTCGTTGACAATGGCCCCATCAATGGAAGTTTTTTCGAGGATGTACTTGATGAACTTCAGGGCTTCATCTTCATCCATCGAATCGTAAAGTGCCGCAATGGCTTCACCGATGAAGGAAAAGTCCACATCGGATTCGGCCAGGGTGTCGATGAAGGCCTTGGAGTCAATCGGCGCACCCTTTCCACCAGCAGCCTTCTGTGCGGCCTTCACGAAAACGTCCGTCAGGGGGCCAAGCGTAGCCCCGATGCTGCGCCCGATCCGGCCCAGGAACTTGTAGTGGACCTTGAATGCCTTGCTGGCCGAGAAGAAGGTGGTCTTGACTTCCAGACCATTGATCTCGGTATGGGCGTTATTAAACGACATTACCACCCTCCTTGAAGACGATCTCGCCGCAGTCGAAGATCCATTCACGGTCCTTCTCTTCGGCCCCGAACTCGGCAGATGGCTGCTTGGACGGCCAACCGTCAGCCGCGACATGCTGCGAGTTGCCCGAGTTGTCCGTGATGCTGATCGGCACTACGCCATCGCTGTTCTGCTTGTCCGTGTTGTAGATGGCCTGCAAGTCGGCGTTTGAGTCACTGGTCTGGTGCAGCGTGAAGGTGATCTTGCCGGTGTAGTTGTTCGCCTTGGCGCGGGACACGTGCCCATCGGCGCTCACGCGCTTGGACCAGGCATCCTCGTCATGTTCCACCTTGACGAACGAATCTCGTGCAACGCCGGTAATGATGTTGCCATCCACCTCTACGGTGACATCGGCTGCATTGTATGTCAGGACAGGCATAGTCGACCTCCTCTTAAAATCCACGAACCATTAAAATCCAAGGATTACGTTTCCCAAGTTCAAAAGATCAACCGTTGCAAGGTCAAACGTCCAGCGGCGAACCATCAAGCCCTTCTTGAACTCGATGTCGGCCGGTTTCTGAATCCATGCGGACAAAGACAGCCCAGTTGATCCACCTGAGATGTCGAGAACCAGTATCGGGACGATTCCGAACTTTCCCAACTCGTCGATGTATTGCAGCGTAGTAAGCAAAGCGTTCGATTCGCTGGTCTGCATCAGATCGATCGTCATGGTCCCGGTGAGGTCTTTGGCCATGACGCGGGTAACTTCCCCATTCACTCCAGACTTCTTTGTGAACGTGGGCTTGTCCCGGGAGATCCGAACGAAGCTTTCTGGCGCAAGGCCAATCAGCGGAATCGCACCAATGATAATCTGGACAGACTTTGCATCGTAGGAACGGACGCCACCGAAGAAGGTGGTGGCCATGTCCCCTGCAAAATCTGATGGTGTCGGAATTCCGCCTAGCATCCCAAGGATCCCCTTTGCGTTACACGGACAGGTTCACGGTCATGCTGGTCACAAGAATCGCCCCGGCCACCGTGGCGTTACCCTCCACGTCCTTCAGGATGTGGTTGGCCAGGTCAGAAGTCGAGATGTCAACCCGCTTTGGCGCCGTCACGGAATACCCGGGGGCACCGTAGGTCTCGGCGTCACGGAAAAGGTATTCGGTCTGGATGCCCTTCTCGAACCATGTGGTGATCTGGGCCTTGATGAGGGCAATGCCCGCATCGGTAAACGGAATTTTGGCATTGTTTGTGTATGCGTACAGGACGGACTCGGTAATCCGCGAGTACAGCCAGTCCCGGCCGGTAATGATGGCGATCCACTCCCCGGCCGCGACCTTGCCCGGCATGGTGACGAAGGACCCGCCAACGGTCTCGTAGGTATTGCAGTTCTTCCCACCGGAGCCGAGCAGGAGGTCTCCGTAGCAGTTCGTCTCCTGGGTGGAGGTCAGGTTGTCGGTGGTGACGCTGGTAAGGGTCCAGTAGGCCCAGGCAGCGGTCTCCACATCAGGATCGAAGGTCAGCATCCGGCCGAACCATGAAACGTCAGACCACTGGTCAGCCGCTCCACCCCACGAATCGGCATGGTACTGGACCCATGTGCGGAAGTAGCTCAGGGCCTTGCACTGGGCGATGATGGTGGTGGTGTCATAGGTCACGGTGGTATCCGGGATGTTCGGGTCCGCGCTGACACAGCCGAAGATTTTGATCTTCTGTTCGATGTAGGCCGCGACGGTAAGCTGCTGATCGGAGTTCCTGTTCAGGATCGAAATCCCGTACCAGGCATCGTCCGCGTCCTGGATGGCCGAAAGGGCGGTTGCCCAACTCTCGGTGACTCCGGGGTAGGTCAGCGCGATGGCTCCGGTACCGGTCCCGTCCGTGTCGGCTTCCGCCGTGATGTCAGAACCGTCCTGCGTGGACACCACGTAGAACCAGTCGCTGGCCCCATCGTGGTAGGCGTATGCAGCGCAATCTTCGGTTCCGGCGATGATGTCAGTAGCCAGAGAATCAGCCGTCAGGGCAGCAGTCCCCTGCGCGATGGCCGTGTAGTCCTCGCCATTGACCGTGACCTGGTAGGTCGTGAGAGCATCGTAGGCCGACACGTTGAACCGACCAGCCACGTTCTGGGTCAGGTAGGACCCATCCACAGCGGAGGGCAGATCCAGAGCAGCGGTGGCGCCGTTCAACGCGATGGTGTAGATGCCATCGGTCAGGGCGGTTGCAATGGAGGGGGCGTAGGCGGCGTTGATCAGGCCCACGATCCCGGTAGCAATCGACGCCAGGGTGGCGCCAATGCCGGAAGTGTATGTGTAGTCCACGCCATCAACCGTGTGGGTGTAGTCGGTGCTGTCCGCAACCGTCACGACCCGGCACACAGCAGTCGCGAGCCGCTGCCGGCCAATCTTGATGGAGGTCGGCTTGGGCTTCTGGGAGAAGTAAGCCGACACAGCCTTGTAGACCGCATGGTTGCTGTTGAAATGGTCATCGGTCAGGTCGGTGGCCTTCGTGTAGGACTTCGCCCGATCTGCAAATCCGGCGTGGGCGCCCGCAAGCAGCAGAATTCCGAATCCAGCCTTTTCGACCGCCCCGGTTTGAAGATTGATGTCCAAGTTAATAATCTTGCTGATGTCCATTGCCCACTCCCTTATTGGTTAGGGTGAGGTTACTTCAAACTCTAGGTCATTCAGGTCGATCTCGACCTCTTCGATGGTGTCAATGGTCCCGAACCTTCTCAAGGACAGGCCAAACCGCACATCCATCTGGACCCGCTTTTCCGATTTTGTTTCGAGCATGGCCGTCAGGTCGTTGATCCCATACTCTAGTTGATACGCCAGATCGACAGCACCTTGATGCGCGTCCAGCGTGAGCTTAGTGTCCAGTTCAGGGCTGAACTCGTATCCCGGGGTGGCGCTCAGGGTGAAGTCGCCCACTCCAGAGCCGTCAGCGGCCTTCACGTCTCCTATATAGCCCACCCATGAGTCGAGTACGTCTGCGGAGTTCACGGCCGCTACAATCAAGTCTCGGATGCTCTGGGCGGTGGGGGCCAAACCCGATGTCACCGTCACGATCACATCATCGATGGTCACGGTGTAGTCCGTGCTTGCTTGAACGTCCGTTACCGAGATGGTTTCAATTTGGCGCTGGCGAAGAGACCGAACCACGTCCGGGTCTTCAAGCGAAGCCCTCAAGTCCCGCATGGTATCCCGGGGCACGTCATCAATGCCGGTCTCGCCAATGACGAACAAGGAAACGACGAAGCTTCCGCTTCCAAGAATCTCTTGTCCGTATCCAGGTGATCCGGCAGCGGCTACAACGTGCTGGTACGTGTACTTCATCGGTGCATCGCTAAACATTCTGAGAAGGACGTAGGGCCGCGCCGGTCTGGGCTGGTTCTGAAAAGCCCAAATGATCCGCGTCAGGTTGCTCTGTGCAGCAACCCAACCGTAAAGCATTTCACGGATGTCGGAGTTCTCGGCCATCTATCTGCCCACCTTCTCCTGCTTCGGTTCCTTCAATTCCTTCTGCACCTTTGAAACGCTCTTTTCTTCTTCGATCTCGTGTATGTCCAGTCCACCGATTAAAACGAGTTGGAGGAACCGGCTGTTGTCATACAGGGCCTTCAGCTTTTCACTCGAAACCTTCACCCGTCCACCAGGTCGGAACACGACGAGCTTTCCGCCTACATCGAATCCCCGAACCCTGTTCTTCTCCAGGTTCATGACGATATACATGAGTCGCCTTTCTTACGGGTTTACACGAGCGATGATGCACTCGTAGTGATCCAGGGCACCCATCTGGTATGGACGAACCTTGATGACTTCGTAGTCAGAGCCGTTCCACACCACCCGATCCGCTTCCGTTTTGGTATCCTGGTCGATTGTGCGAAGCAGGGTGTCCGTATAGACGGTTTGAAGCTCCTTCTCTCGATCTCCTTCAGGTAGGGTCAACACCTCGTCGCCAGACATGGGCTGCACTGACGCTTTAATGGTGAATGTCGTTGGCGTAACCGGCTGATAGACGCCCTTGACCAGAGCGGCAGCGGTGTAGCGCTTCACCGTAATGCCAGATTCAAACTGCTCTTTGGGTTGCGGTATCGTCATTGTTTCTCAACCTTGAAGTCCGCACGTTCGGAAAGCTCTCTCAGGACATCCTTTGTTTTCTTGTTCAGAACCGGAGTTCCGCCGATCATGCCGTCAGAAAGAACGGTGTTGCTCATCTTGTCCTGCAACTTCTTCAGCGCGGTCTTGCCAACATCATCGAGGATGACATCTACTTGCTCGCCACCGACTAGGCGCCGGTAAAGGTCCGGGCCAAGGGCGTCCATGAAGAAAGCCTCGTTGTCGTCAAAGGTGCTGCGAAGCGGAGCAGAAGCCGGCATATTTTCGCTGCGGCTCCCGAACTCGCTCAGAACGGCCATTCTGAGTACCGAGGAGTCAGTTCCAGCCAGGTTCACGTTGTCGAACCACCCAACCACCACCTTGCGGCCATCCAGCTTGGAAAAGCCGTCCACGACGCCACGATACCCATGATCGACATCGGTGATAGTCATGGTGCTGTCGCCAGGTCTGGTAGTGCGTGTGGTCATGTGTCGTTGCTCATCATGCCCACCTTGAACGAGGGCACAACACGGTCTGGATCGTCTGCCTGAGTCGCCTTATCATCGATGCTGATTCCACCGGCATAGCCTCGTCCGCCAGTCCTTGCCGCGACTTTACGAAGACGTGCGGCCATCTCAAGGTACTTATCGACCCGCTTGGTAAGCCACGTAGCGATCTTGCCGGTCTTCTGGTCAGCATCTTTCGAGAACTCAGCAGCAATGGCCTCGCAGGCGGCAGCGGCGGCAAAATAGACCCCGCCGTGCTGGGTGATAAGCCAGTCGATTTCTTCATCTTGAATTAGTTGGTCGTTGGTATCGGTATCGCCACAGAGCAGACGAACCTGGTAGGTTTCATCCGTATCGAGTTGTGTGACATTGTAGGTCCAAGTCATGGCGGTACTCTTTACTCATTAGGAGGATTTGGAGACCCGTGGCCCCCCACTCTTTCTCGAACGAGCCGTCTTCCTTTTGCGAGTCGTGGTCTTCTTCTTCGCGACCCTCTTCCTTGGAGCAGCCTTCTTGACCACCTTCTTGGGCTTCTTCACGACCGTAGCCTCTTCGCCATCCACCATAAAACCAGCAGCCGCTTCGGGCTCCACCACTGGGGTTGGCTTTTCTTCCGGCATGGCAAGAGCCTCCGGGGATTCAACAATAAGCTCGATGAATCCCCGGCGCTCCATACGTTTCAGAAACGGTGCGCGCCTCCCAGGGGGGATCGTCTGGCCGGCTTTCCAATCGCGTCCGATGGCTCGGAATGCTTTTAACACGCGGTAGGATTGCCGAAATGGGAAGTTGCGTTCGGTCACGGGCTTGCCGCCCATTCCGCCAGAGAACCGGCGAAAAAGGGCCACGCAACTATTCCTGTGCTGATCCGCTGCCTGTGAAGCGTTGGGATTCATGATCAGGTCACGACGCCATCAAAGAACGTACCCAGAACGGTCGAGATGGCCTTCATGACAAAGGCGACCTCTGCCTCGATCCGCTCGGTGCCCAGTCCCAGGAGGTCCATCGGGAGGCGATTCACGCGAACCCCCATGGCGCCCGATCCCAGCAGTCCGGTCCAGTGGAAGGTGCGGCCCGCAGTGGGCTTTTTCTTTCCGGTTCCGGGCTCGGTGTAGCACAGCATGGCGTCTTTGCCGAAGATGAAGTCAGTGTACTCGGTAGCCCCTTCAGCGGCGGTGTTGATGACGCCCCAGGGCACCAGAATCCGGTCAACACCAAAGCACTGGGCCAAGGCGCTGTCCGTCACAACGGCGGGCGCCCCGGGGGTTCCACCGTACTGGATACGTTCCAAAACGTCAGGGTTGTCATTCAGGACCGCCCGGACAGGCGGGCTCAGGACCAGGGTGTTCATCTTGAGTCCGGTCAGGGCTCCGACGACCATCTGGGCATCGCTGATGTCTTTGATCGGGGTGGATGCGGCATTGTCCCAAACGGTGAAGTCCACGCCGCCAACCAGGTCGGTGTCCCAGATGCCGGTTGTGAAGAAGTTGTCCCGCCAGATGCGCTCTTTGAGAATCAGCATCTTTTGCATGACGAAATCGACGGCATCCCTGTCGGCGTCAAGAGGCTGGTCGGAGTTGACCCGATCCTCCTCGGTAACGTCCTTGTGGTATGCGTACTTCTCGCAGAAATACTGCTCGTTCGAGACCCTGTAGCCACCGCCTACGGACTCGGTAGCCGGGGCCCTTTTCTCGGCCGCGTCACGCCGGAAGTCGGCCATGTCGTAGATGGCGTAAAGGTCGGACTGCTTTTTGACCGAAACATCCTGGAAGACCTGGCCGGCGATAAAGTTCGCCGGGTTCTGGAACATCGCCACGGACATATCCGTGAGGAAGCTGTCAACGTGAATCTGAGCGCGGGTGGGTTGAGCCATCGGGATACTCCTTGTTGCTTACGGTTACAGGGCACCGTTTACAAAGACAGAAATGTATTCGCCGGCCACGCCGCCTTCCAGTGCGGTTGCAACGTGAACCCCACCGGCCACGGGGATGAGCGCAGCGTTTGCGTCGGATGTCAACGAAGCCCATGCCGTGACGGTGTTGCCCAGAAGAGCCTTCGAAAGTCCGTAGGTCATGACCTTCCCGGCACGGCCGGCCGCATTGGGGTCGTCCTGGAGAATGCCGATCCCGCCTTCCAGGTTTCCGGCCAGGGTAAAGGTCTTGGCTGTGGTTCCGGAACCCTTGACAGCAAGGAACTGAGCCGCGCTACGATCCGCGTCGGCCAGGAGGGAGATGGAAATGTTGATGCCTTCGGTAGCCATGGTTCAGCCTCCTTAGTTTCCGCCTTTTTCGGCAAGGTATTGATCGTAAAGACCGGGGTTCAGGTTCAAGACGGCCGTGAGGGCGTCACCGCGCTTCTCTGTGGGGTTGGCCTTGAGCCGTTCGGCCACCAGGGCGTCCACCTTGGCCTTAGCGCCACCGCTGGAATTGCCGGCGCTTCCGTGTGGATCCAGAAGGTGCTTCAGCGTCTCGGACTCGGCCATCTGGGCCCCGAGGGCCTTGAAGCAGACTTCCAGCTTCTTGAAGCTTTCCGGGTCCTTCTCGGAAATGCTCATGAAGATCCCGCCCAGGATGTTGGCTTCCAAGCCAAGGAACGGGAAGGCTCCGGCCCGGATCGTCATGGCATCCAGGTTGCGCTGGCGCTCGGAAGCTTTCAGCGTGGCCAGGGTCTCGGCGTTTTCCTTGTTTGCGGCATCGGTCTCGGCCTTGTAGGCCCCGAGCTTCTTTTCCATGGCGACCCGGACATCTTCCGGCAGGCTGGCCAGGGGGTCGGGGTCAGCTTCCTTCGTGACCACCTTCTCGACGATCTTCTCCTGGATGGGCAGACCAGCCGCCTGCATGAAGGCCTTGGCAAAGGCTTCCTTGTCGGGGGCGTCGTCGGCGTACATGGAGAGCAGGGTCACGGCGCCGTCAACGACTTCCGCCTGGGAAGCTTCCAGACCGAGTGACCCGATTGCCGCAGTTGCTTCTTTCGAAAGCTTCTTTTCCTTGAGGGCCTTGATTACCTCGTCGGGAATGTTGAATGCCATTTCTTCCTCTCCTTATCGGGTAGATCGTTTCAACGTGGTTATTCTCAAATGAAAATAACCCCTTTGTCAAGCCAAAAACGTTTTCTGTGATTTATCCAAAAATCTCGCTGAATTCTTCCGGTGTAATTATCCTGTCTATCACGCCAAGCTCCAGGGCCTGTTCTGCGTTCATCCAAAGTTCCCTTTTTCCGTCATCTTCCACGCCACGAACCTTGCGCTTCCACTCTTCTGCGGAAAGCTTCGAACGTTCTGCAAGCTGACCAAGGATGCGGTCTTCGAGGTCGTTGAAGAAGTCCACGTCCCCCTCCATGTCAGGGATTTTACCGCCCGTCATGGCTGCAACTCCGTGGATCATGATCGTGGCGCTCGGAAGGGCATACCTCATGCCTTCGTCTGCCGCAATGGCCAGCATGTAGGCTCCGCAACTCGCGGCCTTGTCCATCACGATGGTCCTCACAACAGAACGGGACAGCCGCGCAAAATCAGCCATGGCAAGCAGCGAAAGAGGGCTACCTCCAGGTGAAGAAATCAGAACGTTGATCGGCCCTTCCGTGCCAGCGCTCCCCAATTGCCTCATCTGCCGAATGAAGGTCTGCATGGCCCAGTCATCAAAGCCGCGTACCCACACGTCCATAGAACCGGGCTCGGCATCGGGCGTTCCGAACACTGACCAGTACGCTTTCGGGCCATAGGCCCACGCGGCAACAACGAGGTCCCACTTCTCAGCGTCATACCCGGCGCTCTCTTCGTTTTTTTCACAAACATCGAAGAACCGCTTGTCGGCCTCGACATGCCTTGCGGCAGGAAGGATGCTCATAACGAGCCACACGTTGCTCTGCTTCCCCATCGACTCCACGGCGAAGTACCAGTGGCCCCAGTCATCCGAAGCCTTTACGATTCGCCAGTTGTCCTTCGCCGCGATCTCGTTCAGATGCTTCGGGTCTTTCCGCTTGGTCTTGGACTCGTATGCGCGACAAACGAGGCTCGAAACTTCCTTGTCATTCAGAAGGTTCATCGTCATTCTCCTGTGGAGTGGTTTCTGGCTCATCGGGAACCGGGGTTGCTTCTTCCTCTTCCGGCGAAACCTCTGGCATCCGGGCTGCACGTCTCAGAAACGCCTTGTCTGCCGGGGTGGTGAAGGTGATGTTCGATTTGAACAGCTTGTTGATGTAGTTCGCAAGTTCTTCCAGATTCGGAATGTCGATCACGCCAGGAACGAGTTGCGGCGGGTTCTCGGTATCGTATCCGTTGAGTTCCAGAAGCTTCGGGATGGCATGTCGGTTGATCGGTGCGGCGATGGATTCCAGGAAAGACTCCAGGGCGATTGCGAACAGGCGAGTCTTGTTGGCGCTCAGGGCAAAACTCCCGACTCGCTCGTGGCCCAGAAGAATAAAATCGGCCAGCATCGTCATGGCGATTCGCTGATCGTACCTGGCAATGATGGATCCGGTGTCGAAATCCTTCTTCCCGCTGGAATCTTTGGACAGAAGCCTCAAGTTGAAGAGTTTGTTCCCGTCATCATCATATGCCATCGGGAAAACAATGCCCTCCTGCTCGTCCCTGCGGATACGTGTAGCGAGGTCCTTGAAGTCCTGATATTGCTGCTTTTCTGCCGGTGATGCGTTTGGGCTAGTTAGGTCGGCCGGAACCTCGATGACGGGTAGGCCAACCAGGTCCCGCTCTACCCCGACTCCCTCAAGGTTCTCGATGTTCTTTTTGAAATACCAGGGCCGATAGGCGCCTCTCAGAACCGCTCTGCCTTCAGGGTTGTTGTACCGGGCGGTCGTTCGGAACAAGAGGCTTTTCTCGGACGGGATAAAGACCTGCTCGTAGTCAGGCGGCGCGTTCTGGTACATGCCCAGGATATCGCCGGTCTTCGGTTCGATTTCCCACTTGTCCAGCGTTTTCTGCGACCGTATCCCAAACGCTTTCCACCCGATCATGTTGTCGGCGTATCGGCTGTTGAACTTTGGGTTATTGTTAGGCCCCTTCCGGATCTTGTAGACGATCTCGTGCCAGGACCACCCGTACTGGAGCATGGTCAGGATCTCGTCAACCGTATCGGGCCACGGGTTGTCCATGTCGTTGAACAGCGCGGTTCTGATCAGGAAGACCTCCTGACTCTCATTGCTTCCCGCATCTCCCTTCTGTCCTTCGCCTGGCTCGATGCGCCACGTCGCCCTCTTGAGCAGATTCGTTACCGCAAATAGCATCCCGTTCACGATTGGATCGTTCGACGCCATTTCATCGTAAACCTTGACGGCATTCCGTCCCTGGAGTGCTGGCAAGAACTCCTCTGAAACAACACCGGAAAACTGCTTCAGTCCGGGCCGGCCGATTTGACCCATGTTGACTCTTGCTCTTGGCATTACATTTTCCTCCAGGTACTTTCACGCCTTGCGGCCCAAACTCTTGCGGTTGGAACGGGGCCGGATCGTGCCATCAATTCCAGAATACAGTAAATAACTGTATCCATTCTGTCAAAGTGTTGGCCCTTCGTGGCTCTACGGGCCGTCACGGTAGCGCGGTCGTCGTCTCCGGTGAAGGAGCACATCTGGTCCTCAAGAATCGGGAAGACGCCAACGTGATGAACCTTCCCCTGCTCGTACAAAGCCGCCACTGGTTCGCCACGAGTCTTCTTGCCCTTTGTGGCGTGAATGATTCTGACGATGGCCTTTGGGTCCGCAGCCTTGATGGTGGACAGGACCATCTCACCACCGTTGTTCGACTCCCCGATGATCTTGGATGCGCCAAGGCCCTTGTACGCCTGGACCGCCTTCCTGGCCCACCCTTCCGGAGAAAGGTGATACCCATTCGAGGAGAAAACGTAGTAGTGGCCACGATGATCGATTCCGGCGCCCGAAACGGCCGTCTCATCAGCCCCGGCATAATGGCTCATGGCTGGATCCACCGCGATCACGATGCGCTTCATGTCCTGGTGTCGAGCATCAAAGTCCCGGTTCAACTCGACCCAATCACGCTCGAAGAGGGCTCCCTCAACGTCCTTTACCCACTTGCCTTTAAGCTCCTGGTCCCCAAGGCGCGTACCGTCGAACTTTGCGTAGAGGTAGTCCTTCATGTCGTCTGGGAGATCCGTGTTGTCCTTTGTCTCGGCTTCCGTAACCACCGTCGTCGCTTCTGATTCGAGTTCTTTGACGAAAGGCCGCTGCTTCGGGGTGGTGGTAACGATGACCTGCGGATATTTTCCAATCCGAAGGCCGAACATGGCCATTTCCCACGACTCTTTATTCCACAGGGCAAGCTCGTCAGCCCAGATCAGCGACCACTCAGGGCCGTTCCACCTATCGGGGTTCTCCGACCCAATGAGCTTGATCCGTCCACCGTTTATGTGCCAGGCTTCACCATTCGCCCGATTGTACTTTTTGAACTGGTTTCTGAAAAGAGACCACAGGCCAGACCGTCCTTCCATGCAGACATCTCGTGCAGCCGCGAAAGACGGTGCTCCAATGCCAACCCGTGCATCGGAGCCATACTTTTTAAGATGCTCAATCACGTAGGTCGAGCCACCAAAGGTCTTTCCAGCACCACGGCCGGTTCTAAGCACCCAAATCTTCCATGGCCGGGTAATTATCTCACCGATACGTTCTTCTTCTGGAACATCTTTCAGAAGTCGGATGACCTTCTTGCCCTTTACTTCATCGACGTGAACCGTCACGTCTCCGGGCGGGATCTGCCATGGGTGGATGTGGTCAAGGTGAGAAGCGTAGCCGGCACTCTTTTCACTTACGGCCAGTCGGCGCCGTAGCTCCATCTCTGCTGCGGCTTGACACTGAATTGGATCAAGAACCATTACTGATTCTTTCGGATGTGCTCTGCTCTAAGGCGTTCCAGGTCGAAGTTGCCCTTCTTCACGTCTTCCAGCCTGGCGCCCAGCTTTAGGGCTTCCAATTCTTCCAGGCTCATCTTCTTCACGTCAAAGTGGTTATCCACGTTCCCCGGATCCTTGCCGATGGATTCCGCGATGTGCTCCACCGCACTCCTGCCCAGGGTATTGGCGACCTCCACGACCTTTGCCGCAGCCCTGGCCATCGTGGGGATGTCCGAGACCCGGAAGCTGGACGTGGGCTTGATAACTATCGTGATGCCGCCTTCGTCTTCAATGACCTCTTCTTCGACAATGGGGATGTCCAGCATCTGGGCCGCACGTTTGAGCATCTGGTCGGCCAACGCGACCATTTCTTGCGACTTCTCCCACTCCTGCACCTTCAGGTGGGCAGCAAAATTCTCAAACTCGCTGGCATGGAACTCGGCCAACTGCAACACCTTTCCATCGAACGACTTCTGGACGCTTCTCCAGTAGGCTTGCCGGCGATGGGCCCAGTAGAGTTTGGTATTTGCTTGGTTCCATTGGGTCCGCATGGCTGCATTGAACGGTTGGTTGTGTTCGTTGCACCACATGGAGCACACACGGGAGATTATTGGAAGGCGTCTTGGGCTGAACCTGACGTAGAACTGAAACCACTGGAACTGCTTGTCCGACTCAAGCTCATGTTGGTCCCATGGGTTCTTGCCGGGCTCTCTGTCCATGAGGTCGGAAAGGATCAGTTTTTTTATCAGGTTCTCGTCCATGGGGTAAATTGTACAGATAGTTATTTGGAAAGGTCAAGGAAGAAATAAAACGGGCCGGCCAGCGATGAGGCGTGATGGTCCTGTTATCGCCGGCCAGCCCCAAGGAAAGAAACCACGCAAGAGGAAAGGTATCATTACCGCAAAAGCTTGTCAATCATCGAAAGATTCCAACGCCACCACATCATCCAAAGGTGCTGATAATGCCCTTGATTTCCTGGTGGGCTCGTTTTAGATTGCTGTGGTAGTTGTTCTTTAGGGATCCAGGCCCGTTGTACCTACGTGCGATTCTTTTGTAGTTCGGATCATCGCTTCGGAACTCTTCGAGCAGGCCGCGGTCAAGGCCAATGAAGTGGGCAAATACCTCGAACTGTCTTTCCAAATCCCCCTGGTCTTGGAGGTAATCCACCGACAGGCCGCATCGGTCCACGTTAAATCCCATGATCTGGAATAGGCCGAAAGAGGTGGAGTAGAATCTGCGTTCGCGGTCGTCAAGGCTAGGATTGCTGTCCCACACATGGCTTTCAAATCGAACCCTTCCGATGCCGGCCGTTTCAACCTGAATGATCGCCAAGGCCAGCCCCTGGTTAAGGCCCATTTCGGCAATGTCGCCGGAGTCCACCAATGCCTGGTAATAGGTCATGTAGCTTTCTGTCGCCGGCATGGCGGTGAGGCTCTGAAGCCGATCCAGGAACTCCACGTTGACCTGGGCGATCACTTCGTCGGCCATGAGGAGCTTCTGCTCGATCACACCAAGCATTGCTGCTGGATCAAAGGTGTCGGCCTGCAACTCTTTGCAGAACTGGAGAAGGCCCCGGCCTGTCCCAACACCCATCTTTCCGTCAATAACAGCGGAACCGCTCATGTCGGTGGAGTAGCACAGGTAGACGAGACCCCGCTGAAGGGCGTAGGGCAATCGGTCTCTGATTTCCCAATACTTCACAAATGTCTCTGGGTCCGTGTCGAGCAGTTGCGTGATCCACTTTCTTACGTCCATTTGAAGTCTCCCCTCAGGTGCCTGCTTTGCGAAGGCGTAATTTGCGTGTCTGGATTTTCGGCTGTGGCTCTCTTTGGTCTTTGTCGATGTGATGAAGCTGCCCGCCCGCCAAGACCTCGACCTCACCACGCTTTACCGCCGCCAGAAGGTCCGTAATGGCCTGCTCTCGGATTGCATGGTTGCGGGTATGGGTAGCGTCATATCCCCAGTTGTGGTCCGCAGGCGTGGCTACACAGTCGCTTCGTCTCAATCCGGCGCTGTCCGCGATTTTCTGTGCCGTTTCTCGCAGGGTTTCAATGGCCCATGGTTCTGGCTCGAAGTCAGCAGCGTCAGTGGTCGTTCCCGTCACGGTCACTAGCGCACGGTCATCGCCAGCTTCTTCCGCTATACCAACCAGGCTATCGTTCTCACCAGAAACAGGGTGAACAACCGGTGCTTCTAACTCGACCCCTGCGGTCCGAAACGCCTCCAGACTCCTGCTGAAATCATCCATCGAAAGTGCGCTGGACGACATTGCCTGCTGAAGCATTGTTCTTTGCACGGCATTTTCATAGCGCCGGGCCCGTTCAGCGTCAAATCGAGCCCTTACGCCAGCGGTGATGTCCTGAACAATTTCTACGCCCGTACGCTCCGTGGCCTGGCTCCGATCATGCTCTACCACGGCATGGTCCTCGATCAGCTTGCCGACGAAAGGCCGTGCTGGGCCAATGCTTCCAAGACGAAGCATGTGTCCGTTCAGAGAAAAGACGCGCCGTCTTGGTTGGGGAATTTCGCCCTTGAGGCCAAGAAGTTGTACCAGATCATCAGCGTGTGCAAGAGTTGCTGTCCTGAAGTACACGTTCTGCGTTTCCGCCAAGGCAATCGCGTAGGCAAGCTGGAAAGTGGTACGGCCAGATCCAATTGGTGCGCGGCGGAGTCTACCGGTGAGGGCTTCTGTATCGATTTCAACCAGCCTGGCCCAGTGGGATTGAAGCCTATTTGGCTCAAAGCCAAGACACCGGATAGCCCGCATAGTGTGGGCACGTAACAGATATTCGTCATTTGCCATCTTGTGTGTCCTCATTGGCCCGGAGCCATGCGGTCAGGCGACTGCGCCGTACCCGGATGGTTCCCCCGACCCGAGTGACCCCCATCTCCTTGACAAGGCCATACACCTTGGACCGCCCCACCTTCAACTCCTTGGCGATCTCCTTGGGAGTCATGAGTTCGTCTTTGTCGTGCTTGCCCATGTTCACTTCCACCACTGGTAGAGGTCGTCGCACACGATGAGGCATCCCGACATCTCCGGGTCGCAACGGCCACTACAGTCCGTATCGATGAGGCATTCCACATTGTCTTCCAGACAGTCTCGGGAGCATCGGTAGTGGGGCAGGCGGTCAAAACACTCCCACAGAACCGTGCAGTCCAGCAGCCCGTACTGCATTGCAAGGCCGCACTGGCGAGAGCAGATGATCCGGCCACAGCTTTGCGGAACCGGAAACATTACGCAGCATTCGGAGTAGCAGCCCTGGAATGGAAGGCTGGCTTCGTAAGTGCAGGCACTCCAATCTTCTTCCGGGCAGGACGTTCCGGTGTCGTCGTCATCATTATCGTCATTGTCATCGTTGTCGTCGTTATTGTCGTTGTCGTCATCATCATTGTCATCATCGTCGTCATCGTCCAACGTGCCAGTCAGGAACCAGGGTGGCCTTTCGTCATCGCCGTCATCATCATCGCCATACCCCCCAAAGGCCACACAGCAGCCTGTACTGGCCCCGGCGTCCTTCTGGCACACATAGCCCCGGCCCATCGCGATAGTGCACTCAGCGGTAAGGGCGCAGGCGTAGCAGCCATCGTCGTCGTCGTCGTCGTCGCCACAGCACGACAGGCTAATTACGATGAAGAACACAATGCCGATCAGGAGAAACCAGGCCCAGCAACCATTACCGTATCCATTATCTTGTCTCATCTTGTACCTCCTATGCGGAAAGAATGGCACAATCCGGTACAGGATGTCAAGCTTTAATACAATTAAGGGAGTTTTGAGGAACAACTGGCCGGTAATACTGGTGATAAGCGGAGCGAACAGGAACATCCGGAGGGCGCCACAGGGCCTGGCTCTACCCTCCATGTGTGTCAGATATGCTTACACGGGTTCCACGAATCCCTCGTCAGTTATGGGTCGCCAGATTATGTGAAAGTGCATCTTGCCGCCGACTTGGCTGCCGGTAACGTTCCACCGGATAAAGGTGTCAAAGTCCACGTCTGCATTCAACACAATGCTTCTCTTTTTAGGATCCACGCCTTTATCGACGGTAGGCGACCCTGCATTGAAAAGCGTTACTTTTTTACCTGGGTCCTCCGTCTTCATTGCTATGGTTCCCACCGGGGCTGTGCTAAGGTCTGCCCCATTATCGAGGGTCATGTCCTCTTGAGCGGGAGATCCGCCACCCGCTGTCCATAGATCAAAATAAGCATCCGTATTCGTGCCCACCAAAGCGCTTGTGTCAACATGCCCGAAAATTTCCAGGACCTCTACTGCCCCCGTTACCTGGAATAAATTGTATTCAGTATCAGCACTCATCGTTATCAGTTTGTATTTTGTTTCTGGATAAGCAAATCTGGTCCAGACATTAGCATTATCTACGTCAACCCATCTGCCGTCTCCACCACCTGTTGAGCAGTCAACGACCGTCCAATTGGTAGTGGCGGCACCAAGGTAATACCCCGATGTTTGATGTCCGCTGGAGGTGCAGTCACTGAGAATTCCCGTATTCGAACCGGTGACGTTGAAGCCATAAGTAGCCGCGTCCCCAACAGTACCGCAACCGTATAATCCTGCCTGTGCTCCCGTTACGTTAAATCCTGAAAAAGTATTCGCAGGGAATCCCGCCAAACAATTATTCAGGATAGCGCCTTCTCCGGTAATTTGGTAGCAATCTGCCCCGTCAACCACTTTGACATTATTAAGAACGCACTCGTCCCCGCTTACAAGTGTCCCCCCGGCGGCACTGTCTGGAGTTATCCTTAAGAAGCCATCAATTTCACATGAATTGCCCGATACGATTAGGCCCGTACCAGATGCGGGGTCAATAAGTGTTCCTCTTTCGCACCACATCTCACACGAACTACAAGCTAAATTAAGATTTAGCTCTGTGTACGTCCCTGCCGTAACGTTCAAAGCGTCACCACTGGACATTGCAGCGATTCCCGCTTTTATTGTTTCGAAGGCAGATTTTGGGGTTTTGCCTGAGTTGGTGTTGCTCCCGGTCCCTTTGTTTACGTACCAAATACCACCACCAAATTTCGGAATCTGTAAAGTATTGTTTATATAAGACATCTAATCGATCTCCTTAGACAACGAATAAATCCGACCCATTACAATAAACAGTAATCGAATCGTAATCACCAGTAATAACGGCTGTAGCCTGGCCATCAATTGTCTGACCACCTTCTGTAGTAAGCGTAATGTTGAAGGCGGAAGCATTGCCACTAGCATCCTTAATAACTAAATAACGACCGGAGGTCATCTGTGCTGTTTTCCAATCAATAGCACAAGTACCAGCAGCAGTACGTGTAACATGGAGGATATCATCTGCAAGGAGTAGATCATAATTAGCTACGTTTACGGTTGTGACCGCTTTAAAGCGGTCTGCCTTTGCATCAACAGCGGTCTTCACTGCCTTCTGAGTAACCAAGCTCGTGTCTACGTTACCAGCAAGATCAGTCTTGATCAGCGTGATCCCAGGACCGGCCAACTCACCGATCCTGACAGCACCAACTAGAGTAGCTTCATCTGGATTATAGGCCAGGATTACGTCGCCTTCTGCTCCATCAACTCCACCACCACCATCTTCTTCACCAGCAAGTCCACCATAAATATAATTATCTCCGCCATCTCCGCCATCACCTGATGTATCGGCATCACCCCCAGGGCCCGCTCCTAATCGTATACCACCACCCTTAAATCCACCACCGACTCCACTTGGCCCTCCTCCACCAGAACCCATAAAGATTATATCGCCAGAGTCAGAGTCTTCACTACCAGTAAATAATGCGATACGAAAATCGGAAGAAGATACCCCTCCTAAAACAATTAATCCCCCAGGTATACCATAAGGAGTCCCATCTGATAATGCAAATAGCTCTTCACCAGAGCCGTTTATGGTAGGGTCTAATACTATTTTGCCATATTCTGAACCACTTGTTTTATCCATTATCTGTGTATATACACCGCCATACTCTACTTTATTTGGTGTTGCTGCATCGTCATAACCATATAGAGCAATTTGACCAGCTATATCACCCTCACTTGGAGCTGTATCGGAACTTTGCACGAACAATAGGTTAGCAGCATATACTCCTCTTTCTGCTATGGTCATTTTTTCAACACCAGCCATACTGAAATGATAAACTCCAGGAGTCCCTGCGCCTGAAGTGGTTCGTGTGTCAATTTTAATATGACTTAATTTCTGTGCTCCAACATCATAAACTGACTGAATTGTTAGTGCATCTGAAACACTAGAGCCCAACGATATAACTGGATTTCCATCATTCGTGGCATCATAAATTTCTAAATCTGTCAATCCTGTTATATCATGACCATCTACATCTAATGTCGCATCCAATTTACCATCTGCGCCAATAATGTTGTTGATCGCAGCCCGGACTTCGGTATCAAGAACATGTTGGTCGTCGGCCAGAAGGCCTGAGAGAGCGGTAACGGAGATTTCATCTGTCCCGCCGTTCTCGTGGCTCCCATGGTGGCCTTGTGGCGCGTTGTTGGCGGTCACGTCCGCAAGAGCCTCCATGCCATCGAGTTTCGTCTTGTCGGCCCCGGACATGAGGCCGGAATTGCCGGCTGCAATCGCATCGGCAATCGTGTCCCCACCGCCCGTGACGTGGGTTGCAGCATGGTCTTTCGGTGGCTGGTCGTCGGCAAGTTCGCCGCTCAGGCCGGCCACGTTGATCTCGTCACCGCCGCCGTTCTGGTGGGTCGCTGCATGAAGTTGGGCATGGTGGTCGTCAGTGGTCTGCCCGCTCGTGGAAGCATGGGGAAGGGTCCCGGTGTGATCCACTCCATCAATGGCATGGGCCTGGTTGTGATGATCGTTCGCCGTCTTTCCGGAAGTAGAAGCATGGGGCAACGTGCCCGTATGGGCCGACCCAGAGATATCATGGGCAAGAGGTGTCTGGGCATCGCCAGCAAGACCGGACAGCCCCGCGATGGAAACTTCGTCAGCCCCACCATTCTCATGCGTGGGCGCGTGGACACCAGGCACTCCGCCGTTCGTCTTGGGTGTTATGCGAATAGTCATGACATCAACCCCCCAGGGCTTGCCACTGAAGCTTCTGCCCAGCAGTGTCGGATATCGCGTACAGCTTCTCCACATCCAGGAATGCACTCGAGCCAGGCTCCCAGTCACCGCTGTACACGATCGACTGGCTCTTCTCGATCGACACCGCCCCACCGGCCACCACGCCACTGTTGCCAATCGAGATCGTGGCAGTCGCGGAGTTCCCGTTCGGCGCCACACCATCGGTGCTCTGGAACACCACCGACTGCACCTTCTCCAAATCACTGATCTGGCCAGGTGCGATAATGAGACCAGCAGCCACCGCACTCACCTCGATCTCGCCCTGAGCCAATATCTCCAATGTGAAGTCTGCCATCGCTTCAAGCCCTCCACTCTGAGTGAAAAATGTCAATACCTACAGCCTCTAAATCAAAACCCTAAAACATTATTTCCATACTTGTCAAGGGGGAAGGTCTGGGCGGGTATTATGGAGGGAAGGTTAAAGGGCCAGGTTCAGCCGCCCCTGCGCCGCGTATGGCTCGATTTGCTTCCGGGCCATCTCGCAGTATTCGGGGTTTGTTTCGATGCCTTTAAACTTTCGGCCAAGCTTGACCGCAGCAACGCCGCTTTTCCCCGATCCGCAGAACGGGTCCAGCACCGTATCCCCGATCCGCGAACCGGCAAGGATCATCCTGGTAACAAGCTTTTCGGGCCAGACCGCGAAATGCGCCCCCGGGAATGGCTGTGTCGGGATGGTCCAGACGTTGCGGGCGTTCCGGCCGGCAGGATGGCAGGCTTTTGTAATGTCGGTGGCAAGCGTCTGTCCGCCTGGGCCGTTGGTCCACTTGTGGTTTTCGCTACGTCCTCGCCCGACACGGGCCAACGAATCGTCTTTGTGTGGTTCTCTTATCGCGTCCGCGTCGTAGTAGTACCTTTCCGACTTGGCCAGCAAAAACACGTGCTCATGCGAGGATGTCGGCCTATCGGTTACGCTTTCCGGCATACAGTTGGGCTTGTGCCATATGATGTCCGACCGCAGATACCAGCCATCGGCCTGCAATGCGAAGGCAACGCGCCACGGGATGCCCACGAGGTCCTTGTGCTTCAGGCCAAGGGAAGAAGCATCGTTTTCACGCCGAACAGGTGACTGTTCCTGCGCTTTTCCGCCGGCAAGCCCGGTTGTACCGTGTCCGCTGTGTGACTTTTTGTGGCCAATGGAGCAGTAAGAGTCCCCTAAGTTCAGCCACAGCGTCCCGTCATCTCGCAGGACCCGCTTGGCCTCCCGGAAGATGGCCACCAGGTGCTCCACGTAGAGTTCCGGGGTAGGCTCAAGGCCGAGTTGCCCCAACCAGGCCCCGCACTTCTGGCAGAACTGCCCGCTTCCGGCTGTCTGGCCCTTGCCAGCGGCGTCGGCTGACTTCCACTTGGTTTGCTCAACCTGCCCCGGGTGGTGAGATGGACCGATGTCGCCCCACTGGTGCTCACAGGCAGGATCGCCACCCCACTCGGCCGGCTCACCCCCGTAGTCCCTTAGACCCCAATAGGGCGGAGACGTGGCCAGCATTTGAACCGACCCCGACTCCATGCCAGCCATCACGTCCAGGCAGTCGCCTTCGATGACAGAATGAGTTACCAGTGGATCAGGCTTTGTTTCCAAATAAACCGCCAATGCAAGATCGTGGTGGGGAGAACAATATAAACCAAAGCGCAGAAGGATGTCAAGCACAACTCAACTTGTAAGGATCGCTTACAGGTTCGGAATGAATCAGCAGGGGGGGGGACCAAACCGAACCCTCTTACGCACGAATGCAGAATCCGGGCCAACTTGTCACTAACGAAACGCCAGTTGTGAGGCACAAGCTATCTTGTCAATAACGAATGAGACACAAAATTCAGTTCCCCGATATCATCGGACATCTGACAAAATCTCACAACACCAACCCGGGGGATTTTTTCGGATTCAAAATCTCGGAACCAGGAACCAGGGGAATTGAAGAAAGGGGGCGGCGGAAACCCAGAGGTAGACCAGAGAGACCAGAGAGACACCCCTGTCCGGACCACAATTCTGAATTCCTGGCGGACAATGGATTTGCGTCTTGAGGCCCCCAATACCTCTAAAGCTTTTGTTCCCACCCTTACCCCCATTACTTTTAGGATTTGGATCGCCAGAAGGTAGGGAAGGTCCCCGGCTCGCGCTTGTGGCGCTCGGCCCCTAACATCTGTTAGCGTGCAGGCTCCCGGGCTGACCAAACAAACCTTAATGTGATTTGACAATCACACGAACATTCCAATTAATCGCACATTAACAGAACTTTATACTTGACAACCTAGCCTTGCCAGTCTAGAATAACAACATCACCTATAGGAGACAACATGGAAATCATCGCGTATCTGTTAACCGTCGCCGTCTTGGCCGTCATCGTCAACATCTAGCATCAAGGCAGGCGGCGAGCCCTGCGCCGTTCACCTTGAAACCAGATGGAGGATACCATGGGCCACGTTCTAGCCATTGCCATCTTGTGCGGTCAGGCCTGGGCTGTCCGTTGGCTGATCTTGACCATGTTGCGCCAGTCGGAGATCAACAGGCAAGCGCGTGCAGCAGCACCCAAGGGTCCACACAGGCGGAGCGGTCCCCGGAAACCAGCCAAGGTGGAGCCTGAAGCGGTCCCCATGGCCCAAAGGGTAACAGCCCCTGCCAAGCGTACCCTGATCAGCCCGGAAGAGGTGCAGGCCAACCTGGACGCCATCAAGGCCAAAGAGTTTCTGGCCGTCCACCGTTCCGAAGTAGGGCAAGCCCTGGCAAGCCTAGGTTACAGCAGGCAAGAAACCGCTCCCTACCTTGCGAGCCTGTTGACCGTGGACGACGTAGCAAGCACAATCAAGGCCTATTTGCAGTGCAGGCAACCGAAACGAGTGCAGGCAAGCCCTAGCGCACACAATGAAGTTAAACAGGCCGAAAGAGTTGAGTTAAAGCCCCCTGTGGATAACTCTGAAGTTGAGCGGATTCAAAGGCCTTTGCCTGTGCAAAACCCAAAACCCATTACCGTTAAAGCGCCCGATCAAACCAAGTTAAAAGCACACTACAACGGCAAGGGCTTTAAAGACTTCGGCCCTGATAGCAAGATCACTACCATGTCCAAAGGAATGGCAGTACAGGCGCTGGTGGACAATCCGATCAATGGATACTTCCTCGAAAACGCCCCTCTTAATGTTACCCTTACGGGTAACGTTAAAGACTACATCTTGGAGCAGATCAGAGAGCACCACATCAAGGGCAGGAAGCTTCCTGAATACTGGACAGACCGGATTATTCAGGCCCTGGACCTTTGCGTGATGGAACAAATCAGGGTTTACAATGGCAAGTACGCACCGGCCGGCATTATCAAAAAGGCAATCGAAGAACGGTTTCCCGTATACTTTCCAGACACTTGGGATTTTGATTGCACGCTAGCAAGCAAACCAACAGGGCTTTCAAGCGGTGAAGTTGACGCATTAAACCATGAAATGGATGCGCTAGCACGCAAAAACAAAGAACTAGAATCCAGACTACAGGCAATCCAGACCACGGACGATACCAGCGATTGCCCTTTCTAGCGCCAAGGTGGCACCTAGGGTGGACAAACTATCAACGAGGTAGGCAAGGGTATGGCTAACATGACCAAAGGGCAGCAAGGCACCTTAGCGGGACGATTTGAACGGGTAACAGGAAAGGCACTCCGCCCCCTTGGCACCGATGCACAGCCCAGCTTGTGGGACAAACAGGCAAGGCCAACCTTTCCCGTGCCTGCACAGAGCACAAAGAAGGGCAGTGATTCCAAAGCCATGCCTGTTGTCGACCAGGAAAAACAGGAGCCCTTATGCTGACCAGGGCCACCCCCAACGGACCCAATTTGCAGGGACATGGGACCAGCAAAACGGCCAGTTTGCACGCTGAAAACAGGGGCCGGGAGCACGGAAATACAGAAAGGGCCCGCTACCTAAAGGAAATTATAATATATACTACCCTTCCCAGTCTTCTCCTAAAGAGTTTCCCTCTTAGCAGAAGAAAGAGAGAGAGGAAAAACCATGAACGAGTCGGTAGTTCATCCGTTGGAGTGCTTGGAAGCGTGGCCGGAGTTGTTCGGGCCGTTTGCTAGTGCGTGGAGCAAGTTGTCAGAGATGGCCGAGGCCGTGCCCGGTAGCGCTTCGGAACTTGGTGCGCATTGTGCGGATCGGTTGGAGACTGCCGCGGCTGATCTGATGCGCGTAAACCATGACGGGGACCACACGGAAAAGATCCAGGCATTGAGAGAGGCCGCGCGGATATTCCGTGGCCGTTTCTGCAACTAACACCTTCTGGAGGAAATCAGATGGAATCTTTCAAATTCTACGTTGTCCGGACTGCCTTTCATGGTGGCGGGATTGTTTCCAAACACAAGACCATTGAGCGGGCACGTCAAGCGCTCTCGATTGCCCGAACGGGTGATTGCACTTGCGGGTGTGCTGGTGTGGTGGCGGTCGAAGACTATCACCGGATCAGCAGCAACCCGGACACGTGCCGACCGTCCGACCTTTTACGCACGGAGCGTTAACATGAAAATTAATCGCTTTACCAGATCCCTCCAGCACCCTTTCCGGCGTCTTTGCCGTTGGGCCGGGGCCGTCGAAGAGGCACGGCAACTGCGGGAGCGGTGCCACCTGGCACGGCAGGGAATCATCCGGGGCGACTGTGCCAGCTCGTGCCCCGACAAGGTGGAAGGCTTGAACGCGGCACCCGGGGCGACTCTGGATGTAGCCGTGGGCGCTTGCCGGATCTTTTACCCGGCCTGCCCGACCCTGGCGCTTATAGAACAACTCGATACTCGGCACGATTGGGAATAAAAACACTTGACAACCAGCAAGGGACCTAGTACACTAGTGACCAACATCAAGAGAGGATTCAAATATGAACGAAAACCCGTACATTGCAAGCGCGACCTATTCGCCCGAAGATAACAAGCTCCGGATTTGCATGTTCTCTGATGACCGCTTGGAAAAGGATCTTTACGACCGGGTGAGGAAGGTTGGTTATCGTTGGGCCCCGCGTCAAAAGATTTTCATTTGCCCCGCTTGGAATCCTGCGGCCGAGGATCTGGCCCTGGAATTTGCCGGGGAGATCGACGACGAAAACAGCACGATGGAGGAGAGAGCGGCCGAGCGGGCCGAGCGGTTCGAGCAGTACAGCGAGAAGCGGCAAGCAGATGGAGACCGGGACAGCGCCAACGCGGACCAAATAGCGCAACGATTCGCCGGGGGGCAGCCGATCCTAGTGGGCCACCACTCCGAGAAGAAAGCCCGCAAGGACGCGGAGCGCATTGATACCAGTATGCACCGGGCCTTGAAGATGTGGGAAACGTCCGAATATTGGAAGCAACGCGCGGCCGGAGCCCTTCACAATGCAGAGTATAAGCAACTCCCCGGCGTCCGGGCCCGACGTATCAAGAAACTGGCCGCAAGCCTGCGGAAGAGCAAGAAATACCTGGACAAATCCGAAGCAGGATTGAAGGCGTGGACCGCCGACAATCTCACTCCTGAACGGGTAGCCTTTCTGATCGGCCATGATTCCCTCGTGTCCATGGAGCTATACCTTGCCCATCGGGACGGCAAGGTGACCGACGAGGAGGCGAAGGGGCGAAGGGTACGAGGTGCCCGGGTGGCAATCGCCTATTATCTCCGATGGATTCGGCACTATGAGCACCGACTCACCTATGAACGCGCCCTCATGGCCGAAGATGGCGGGATGAAGGCCGAAGGGATCGACATCAAGCCAGGCGGGAAGGTCTGTTACCTGGGCGAATGGCTCACGGTCATCAGGACAAATCGCCGAGACGGTGAACTCGTCAGCGTGACAACCACCAGCCCGGCCGGCATGACCTACCGGAGCACCTACCCGGTCCCGGCCGAAGCCATCACGGACTATACCGCCCCGACCGACGACGACGCCAAGAAGATCAGGAAGGCCAAAGCGAGGCCCCCGATTTGCAACTACCCAAAAGAGGGGACATATCCGGTCAAGTGGGAGGCATGGCAAGCAGAGCACACGGACTATCGAGGGATGCGGGTAGTTGAGGCCACGACCGAACACGGAGCGCACCGGGTCCGGACTATGCTGGGCTCCCATATCGGCCTGCATGGAGACATGAACAAGCGCCACAGCTACCATTCCGTTTTCATCACCGACAAGCCCGAGAAGCAGCCCCCGGCCCCTCCGGAGCAACCCGAGGAACAAGAGACGCTTTCAAGCATGAAGGCAGACCACGAACTGGCCGCACGGGTGGCACAGGGAGCACCGAAGCGGAGAGAGTACAAGCCCAGCCCCACCCGTGAGAAGATCAACCAGGCCCGGGACACCATCAAGGCAGGGATCAAGGTTGTGAGCGCCCCGACCCTTTACCCAACGCCCAAGGAGATAGCCCGGCGTATGGTCGAAATGGCCGGGGGTGTCTGCATCGCTGGACACCGAGTCCTTGAGCCTAGCGCCGGAACCGGAAACTTGATCAAGGCAGCGGTAAACACTGCAACGGGTTTTGATTGCGTCCGGGTAGTTGCGGTCGAAATCAACCACGACTTGGCCGGGGCCCTGCGGGGCATGCGCAGCAAGTTTCTTTATGGCACCGAGAGCAACTTTGAAATTCACCAGGGCGACTTCTTAGATATGACCCCGAAGGACTTGGGAGACTTCAACACAATCATAATGAATCCGCCTTTCAACAAGGGCGCGGACATCAAGCACATCGAACACGCAACGAGTTTTCTCAAGCCTGGCGGAACGCTGGTGGCCCTGTGTGCCAACGGACCCCGGCAGCGGTCGGCATTCATGGACAAGGCCGAGCATTGGGAAGACCTCCCGGAAGGGTCATTCAAAGAAGCAGGGACGGGCGTAAACGTGGCCCTGATGGTGCTGCGGGGAGAGCAGAAGACCGAGCAGCCCGAGGCCAGAGAAGAAAAGAAAGGGGCACCGGCTCCAAACCCCAAGGCAATCCAGCAACTTGGGCTATTTTAGGCGACTGAACACCAACCGCGAAAGGGTAGGGACATGAAGCGAAAAGGCAAGCATCCATGCGGCGTTTTCTTCCAACTCTTCCGGCTCCACTGCTACCACAGGGTGGCGGGTTCGGATCGCGAGGAGAAGGGACGCTGCAAGGTGGGTGGCGTGGTGGTCTGGACCGAAAGATGCTGCCGGTGCGGGAAAGAAAGAACGAAGACCTGGGACACGGAGATCATGGGAGATGCGTAGAAACCAGTAGCCTTTGGGGAGGAAAGAAGCGATGACAACCAAGGCCAACGACATTCAGAAAGACCACCCGGAGCTTCGGGCCGGGGAAGTGTGGCTTAAGAACCACGATACCGACAAAGACAAACACTTCGGGGACGGCTACTCAACCCTGCGTGTAGGGCGGGTGGCCATGGATATGCACGGAGCTGCGGTCCCGGGGTACGTGCCTGTGTTCGTTTCACGGGAGGAGTTCGACGAGCACAAGAAGCGGGCCCTGTAACTAGCCTTTGCCGGTGCGGTCCACTGGGCCGCGCCGAGAGAGACTACCACCACGGGAGGGTTAAATCATGAAGAGTCTGGTCAAGGTGTCTTTTTGGTGCCGAACAAACAGAGACCGTGAGGATGATGCTTCGGACGCGGGGAGCATCACGGTTCCCCAGGCCCACGCCGCCCGCATTGCCCGCGAGATCGACGCCACGGGCAGCTATAGGCCCACCCCGAAGGCCGATCCGGTCCAGGCAAAGAACCAGTTCGGGAACCCGGCCGCGACCTTTCACGGAACCGTTGCGGACTACCCGTCCGGAAGGGTTTTGACCTTTTCGGGACACGACACGCCAGGGGAGGATTAGACCATGATCGCCAAGGCTTACGGCGCACCATACAGCCACGAAGGGGAAGTGATCGGCAGCCCGACCACCCGCAGGGAAGCCCGGGACCTGGCCGAGCAGAACCTGACCACCCGCGACCAGCGAGTGCGGGTTTTCTGGAACCTGACAGATCCCGCAACCGTTTGGTTCTTCCAATTGGACGACGACGGGGACGTTGACGAGATCGAAACCTAACCAGGAGGGAAGCAAGATGACTGAGGCAGTGGGACCGAACAAGCTTTTAGGCATATGCCATCCGGGGTGCGAAAAGTGTAAACATCAGAAATGGCTAAAAAATTGCGTCGGGCCGTCGATAGATCCATTGTGTTATCACCCCCAAGGAAAAAGCCCATCATGGAGTACTTTTTATGGCCGATTGCCTGACGAATATCCCAAAATAGAGAATGTCAACGGGCACGGACAGTGCACCCTTTTTGAGCCTAATTGGTGGCAGCGTGTTTTGATTAAATTCAGACCGAATAAGAGGGAAGAATGAGATTCACCGCACCCGTCCGGGAGGAGTTGATCCAGGCCAGGCTGAACTTTGCCGAGCAGGCAGACGCGGAGGCCCACGACCTTGACCGGGGCCCTAACGTGTACGCCGTTGACCGGTTGGCCAAGTTGAACGAGAAGATCGCAGCCCTGGACCTGATACTTTCCCAGGGATTTTAGGAGGGACACCATGATTAAGTGTGCACAAGACCTGGACCCCGGCGACGTTCTGTTGATCGACGGAAAGTTACGCCGAATCACAAGGATCAGCCGATTAGTGCGGGGCGTTACCATCCCGGATCGGATCACCCTTTCCTTTGCCAGTGGATTCGACATCATCTCGACAGCATACAGAAAATTCGAAGTCAAGGAGGACTAGCCATGGGAAACTCTCGACCCCTTTTTCTTCTCGCCTGTGTAGTCGCCTGCTTTTCCTACATGATGCTCATCCAGATGACCCACCAGGACGACGAGGATTTGATTTGCGCGGCTGTCGTGACCGACCACCACCCAACGGACACCTGGCCCCTTGTGTTCGAGGTGCGCGTGACCTCGGGCCGTTTCAGGGCGGGGGACGACATCTTGATCGAGGGAGTTGAGGCCACCATCGAGGAGCGCTGGACTCCCAATGGGGACACGGGGACCGAGATTTGGCGGTTAACTGGCGGTGACACCATCTGTCCCTTCCCCAGTGAGCCGATCCCGGACTGGACAAGAGCATCCATAACCCTGGACACGGAGGACTGATGGAACCACCGAGAAGCCTTTTGATTTGCCACGAGTGCAAAAGCCCAGAGAATCTAAAGGCTTATTCCCGTGACTGCACCGTGAACGTCATCTTGGGGACGATGATCGGGGAGATGCGGATTTTCTGCCCGTACTGCAACCACGAGACCATCATCGTGGACGGCGAGATCGCGTCCTGTCATTACAGCTACTCCACGCCATTCTATGCAAAAGGAAAATGAACGTGCTACCATACCGGCCTGCTACCCACCCCATTCACCGGCCCGGGGGGCTAAACCCCCTAAACCATTCCCCTGGGTCGGTGTCCTACCTTTTCCCGGGACACGTAAAAAGAAAGCTTGACAACCTAGACTATCCGCGCTACGTTCTTGGCAGCAGCAAACAAGGGACCACGCAACCCATGGACATGCTCAGAAGACAAAACATGGAAATCCACGACGCTTTGAGCGGTTCCATATGCTGGTTTAATGACCCGACTTACTACAGCACCCCAGCACCCCCCCCAAATCAAAATCTTTTCGCCAAAAAACATTCTGTAACCAAGGGACATTACAGCAGAAAAGGGCAAGTTGATTTTTTAAAAATTCCTTATAATTTAGGTCGATTCCTTATAAGTACTTTTTTTACCGTGCTTTTTATCCTGTTATTCCGTGGACATGGAGCGGTTTTTACTCCGGGAAGAATCGAGTTAAAAGTGTTCCGTTTTGGTCTCCCAGGTCTATATATTATACATATACTACTCCGTCCAACATTCAGGACTGCTCTCATAGATCTACTACCCTTCTCGGAACCTACAAGACATACACTGTTTAGTTTAACTAGCTTAAAATCGGCAAAAAGGAAAACTAAATTATGACACCATGCGTTAGTACCATCGTGAACCACGTCCTGGCCAGCTACCCGGTGATCTACGTCGAGACTGACGAACCCTTCCGTGCGGAGCGGGAATTGACCGAGCACTTGAAGGCCCAGGAGATCGAGTCCTCGCACTGGGACATTGAAACCGGGCTCAAGGGCGTAGATGGGGTCGCGGAGGGATCGGACAACCCCACTGGACCCATGGCCTACCTCACCAAGCGTTCGGCCACTGTGGGGCAGCCTGCGGCCGTCCTTGCCCATAACCTGCACCGGTTCTGGGACGATCCGGAAGTGTCTCAGGCAATCATCAACGGTTCGCAAATCTGGAAGGGGTCGGAGAAGACCCTGATTCTGATCGGGACCCCGGCGCCGTCAATCCCGGTCGAGTTGTCCAAGGTCATCCAGCTATTGCCCTTCGACCTCCCGGACGCCGACCAGCGGGAAACGCTTTTGAAGGTGCTGATCGACGAGAACAAGGACAGGATGAAGGAGAGACCAACACCGAAACAGATCAAGCAGATCGCGGAAGCGGGGTCCGGTCTTACTCTCGACGAGCTTGAGAGCGCATCCGCCCTGGCGTTTGCCAAGAGCAAGAAAATCGAGCCTCGGGACGTCATGGCGCAAAAGGCCCAGATGATCCGCAAGAATCCGTGCCTTGAGTATTACCAGCCGGAAGACGATAGGGGCTTGGCAGCCCTGGCCGGCCTGGAGAACCTGAAGCGGTTCATGCTCGACACGGCGCGGAGTGGGTACGCCCGGGGGGTTTTGCTTCTCGGTGTGCCCGGGACAGGAAAAAGTGAAACGGCCAAGGGTCTGGGCAGTGAGTTGGGGATCCCGACCATCATCCTGAACATGGGCCGGTTGTTCGGGAGCCTGGTCGGGGAGAGTGAGCAGCGCACCGAGGCAGCCCTGCGGGTGATCGATGCCGTGTCCCCGTGTGTGCTCATGATCGACGAGATCGAGAAGGCGTTGTCCGGAATGAGCGGCAGCGGAAAATCTGACTCCGGGGTGAGCAGCCGAGTGTTCGGCACCTTCCTGTCGTGGTTGCAAGATCACGAATCCAACGTGTACGTGATCGCTACCTGCAACGACATCATGGCCCTGCCCCCCGAGTTCAGCCGGGCCGAGCGTTGGGATGCCGTGTTCTTTCTCGACTTGCCCAACGAGACGGAGAAGCGGGCCATCTTCGAGATGTACCGGGACAAATTCAAGTTGCCGGCCAAGACCGAGATGCCGTTGGCCATCGACTACACCGGGGCCGAGATCAGGTCGCTGTGCAGGACCGCCAAGATGCTGAACATCACGCCGATCCAGGCCACTAAGTACGTGATCCCGATTGCCAAGAGCCGGTCCGAGATGATCGCCGGCTTGAGGAAGTGGGCCGAGCACCGGGCCGTGCCGGCCACGGACGCCCAGGTGGATGATGTCGTGACCGCAACCCGCAAGATGAAAACCAGGAAGGGGACGAAGTGATGGAATGCTGCACAGTCGATCAGATGATGGCGTTCCGCCCATGCGGGTGGGACAAGGACGACGATGGCAAGCACTACACGCCGCAACGTGTTGCAGCCTTGTGGGCGGGGCGTGAGACCCTGACCGCCATGGACATGCTGGACCTGGACATCCCGGCAGATGATAGGCTGTGGGCTGTGCTACGGCCGGAATTGATCCCGGAAAAGATGCTCCATGAATTGGCTTGCGATTTCGCCGCCGCAACGCTCTACATCTGGGAAAAGAAATACCCAAATGACAAGCGGCCCCACAACACCATCGCGGTGAAGCGGCTATGGATTCGCGGTGAGGCAACGGATGATGAGTTGGCCGCCGCACGGGCCGCAGCCGGGGACGCAGCCGGGGCCGCAGCCGGGGACGCAGCCTGGGTCGCAGCCGGGGTCGCAGCCTGGTTCGCAGCCGGGGTCGCAGCCGGGGCCGCCGCAGGGGCCGCCGCATGGGCCGCATGGGCCGCAGCCGGGGACGACGCACGGGACGCCCAGGTTGACATGGTGCGCGAGGCGCTGAAACAGGCCGAGAAAGGAAAAGAATCATGAGTCACTACACACAAATCACTACGAACATGGTGGACCAGGAGTGCATCATCCAGGCCCTGATGGACCAGGGCTTTACCCGTGACCAGATCGAGGTCCACGACCAGCCGGCTGTGCTGCACGGGTATGAGGAGAAGCGCCGGGCCAACATCATCATTCGGAAGCGCCACACCGGGGGGTACGGGGACCTGGGGTTGCTCAAGAACCCCGAGACCGGACGGTACGAGTTGATCGTGGACGACCTCGACCAGGGGCGCCGGTTCGACAAGGGCAAGCTGCTCGGAAGGTACGCATACCACAAGGCCATCAGGGCGGTGAAGAAGAAGGGGCTCCGGTACCAGGAAGCGCGTGATGGGAATGGCCGGATTCTTTTGACCGTCGAGATGTAGGGAGGCACCGGATGAAAAAGCAAAAGCTCATGATCTTCATTGACGAAACAGCAGACCCCGTGACCGTTGTGGCGTCCGGGTTCACCGGATACGCGGGACGGACATGCGGTGAGGAGATGGACTTCCTGGTTGACGCCATCGGGGAAAGGGTTCCGCAGCCCGTTCAGTTTGGGGATCAGCAACCACCGGAGAAAGGTGAAGCATAATGGCAACGATCAATTGGAAGGCAAAAGCGCAGAAGGCTGAGAAGCTACTGCACCAGAGGCGTGAACTGCTTCTACAGGCAAGAGACCTAGCCATAGAAGCGGCAAAATATGGAAACGAATGTTCAGAGGGCCGCTTTGCCGATCTTCCCGCACGCATGGTCGGGCACAACGTCATTGGCAATGTTGAAGGGATGAAGTTTGTAGCGCACAGGACCAAGACTCAAGCGAGAGAAGGCCGAGATCTGCTGGACGCTGCACACGACTTCCTGGATAGTTTCAAACGGGGGGGCAAGTGAGATGGCAAAGCAGATGACAATCACGATTGACGACACCACCGGCGAGACATCCGTGGAGATGGCCGGGTTCAAGGGACGGTCATGCACGGATGCCAGCCGGTTCATCGAGCAGGCCCTGGGGACCGTGGCCCAGCGGAAGCGCAAGAAGGCGTTCTACGCGGTGGACAAGCTGGGCGAGAAGAACAAGGAAGTTTGCGGCTAGACCGCACCAAAAGGAGACCACGCCATGACCGTTACGGCAAAGAGGCTCACTGATTTAAAAGAGCTGTCCAAAGATATGAGTAAAAGGCAAGCGATGATAATTGCGGATCGGCAAGCAGTCCATGGAAGCATGGATGATAAATATTCCTATCAAGAGCAGGAGGCCGCATGGGCAAAGCTCTTTCTCCTTGCCCACTACGGAGTGCCCGACGCCCAGTGGATGCGGTTGCGCGATACGGCCCAGGCAGCCTTTGACAAGTTCAAGAGGGTTCCCAAAAACTGGGGCACGCCAGAACTTGCGAACCTTGCCAAGGCCCTGGCCAAGATCATGGAACTATTCAGACGAGTGGAGGAGGAAAGAGATGTGCATGTATGAGGACAACGCCTATTAACTTTTCAATTAAGGAGAATCGAGATGCCTTCAAAAAGATGGACCGAAAAAGAAGATTATGCCTTAACCGAAATGCTGAAACGGTACAGGGAGAAGGAAGGGCAAACAAGGGTCATCAGCATCGAGGCGTGGTCCAGCTTCGCCGAATCCCTAAACAATCTTTACGGCGAAAACAGAACATTCAACTCCTGCATGTCACGGATGCAACGGTTGCAAAAAACCGGTAAGAAGGAAAGGCAAAGCCCCCCGGTATTTAACCAGCCGATTGTGCTCCTTAACGACCGGAGCGCAGACCCGCCGGAAAAAGAACCCGCGCCAAATACGGACCTTTTTGAGCTTCGCCGCACGGCGATCTTGGCCCGCATTCGCAAACTGGCGAAAGACATGAAAACCACAGCGGACGCCTTGCTTGAACTTCTGATCGATGAAATCTGAAAGGAGAAACGGGATGCCTGACCATAAACGACAGGATGAAGCTTTAGATAAGTACATAACCAGGCAAATGCGTAACGCCCTCAATGAGTCCCATTACAAGGGCATGAGGGAAGGCGTCAAGAGGTACGCCACTCAGCCCCGAGCAAATGGAAAATGGTTTGTCGGCAGCCGCAACACGACGCTCAAGGAAGCCCTGGCCGAGATCGACAAGGAAGAAGAGGCCAAGCAACCGACGCCCAAGGATTCTCCTTTCGACCGAAAAGAATCAGGGCACAAACCAACGATCTACATAAACGTCCCAACGACAAAGAAGACAGTAACATGATTAAGCTCACCGACGCCGAACGGCTCAAGAGGCTCAACGGAAAGGCAAGCCTTCACATCATCGACCTGCTCATTCTGTGGTATCCGAAGGGGCGACGCGGGGTAAAGCAACTCCTGATCGACCTGGCCAGGAAGCGCCACAAGTTAACCTGGTTCGACGCGTGGCTGATGGACACCGAAGGAACTTCACCGTCAAATTTCAGGAGTAAATGAAAATGGCTTTCGATGAAAACGGATCAATGCGTGAGTTATGCATTCAGCAGGGGTACGTCCCGGAAGGATGCCAAATGGACGGGTTTATGATTATGGCATTCATAAACAGCGCAAAAGACCCCTGCGATGGATGTAAAGAGGACAAGCTAAAATGCGGTGGAAGGCCAACGCGGGCGGAGGTCAACGATGTCTGAATTCGAGTGCTACTGCGGTGCGATCATGATCCACGGCGTGTGCCCGAAGTGCGGCAACAAATACCCGGCCTACATGGACGGCCTGAGCGAAAACGAGATCGTGGCACGGGATCAGGCGGATGAACAACCGGAGGACGAAGAAGAATGAAAGAAACTTGCAAAACCTGCGACCACTGGGATGCTGAAAGTTACCAAAAACATTGCGATGCCAAGGATCGATGGATTAAGGAAAGGGATGAGTTAAACACGTTGTCAGGAGGGAGAACCATTCCGTTCACTATTTGGGCTCAGAAAATGTCCGAAGATCCGGGAACGCCAACGGGCGACTGCCGACGCTTCCCTCAGATCGTAAAAAAAGCCCCGGGCGATTACTGTGGTGAACACAGAACAACGCCGAAAAACAACGAACCGGAGGGAAGCGAATGAAGTTTTTCAAATTCCTAAAACGCAAGAAGCAAACGGCCATACTTATGCCCCGTGATGAAAGGGGTACGTGCTGGAATTGCGAGTTTGGTCTTGTGAAGACCGATTTTCAAGACAAGGTTCCTATGGTCAAATGCGGTATAACGGCTCAAATTCGCCATGACAGTTCCTATGAAAAGGATGGCGATGGCATGACCTGCGGCGATTGGAGAAGGACCACGGACGAAGTGATCAGAACGCCGATAAACGCGGAGGACGAATGAAAAAATGCTGTGAGACGTGTGCGGCATGGGACATAAAAGCACAGTGGGCTTCCGTTCACGAATCGACTGACAAGGACACTGCCTATTGCTACGATCCGCAAGCATCCATGGCATTTGGACCTTCAACCAACAAGGACTTCGGGGAACTTTGTACCCACTGGATCGCCCGCAACCGAGTATCCCCGAGCCCGGATTACTCGAAACGGAAATAACCCCAAACCAATCGTTTATGAAATGGCTCAAGTCAAAGAAGAAAAGTAAGCAATGAATAACCACGAAGGAGCCAGCGATGTCCAGGCGAACATATAACGAATTTGCGTGCTCCGTCATTGAGGTAGAGGTTGCCGGAAAACTTGTTGATTTGAGAAACGCCAAGGGGTTCGCCGTCGAGGCAACGAGGGAGCATCCGATCACAACAGGAACCTTTACGATCATCAAAAGAGACGGAAGCCGAGAGGAAGTCAAGGGCAGGCCAATCACCGTCAGGGACAAGGAAACAAAACGACTCATTGCAATGGAGGAACCAGCACCATGAAACCACAGACCATCATTCGGCTTGAAGCCGAGAACGTGAAGGGGATCAGGGCAATCGAGATCACGCCAGACGGCGGACCCGTGGTAGTCGTGGGGGGAGAGAACGAGGCCGGCAAGTCATCGGTCTTGGATTCAATCGCCTATGCCCTGGCCGGTAAAGGTGCGCTCCCATCCAGGCCCATCAGGGACGGCGAAGAGAAGGCCCACGTCATCTTGGAAACAGAGGAGATCGTTGTCACCAGGAGGTTCACCGAGAAGGGGACAAGCCTGGTCGTGACGGGCAAGGACGGCGCCAAGTTCACCAGCCCCCAGACGATGCTCGACAAGCTGACCGGCGCCCTTTCCTTTGACCCCCTGGACTTTGCAAGGCAGAAGGCATCGGTGCAGATGGCCACGCTCAAGAACCTCGTGGGCCTCGACTTCGCCGACCTGGACGAGCAGCGCGGGAGTATTTACGCGCAACGGACAGTGACGAACGGAAATGCCCGATCCTTCAAGGCCCAGCTTGAAGCCACGCTTTTCAACGAGGGTGTGCCCGACAAGGAGGTGTCGTTGTCCGAACTCATCGCCGAGCGGGACCGGTGCCAGGCGCACAACGCCATCATCGGGAAGCTGGAAAGAACCATCAAGCAGGAAGAGGATGAGGTTGCTCGACAGAAAATTAGAATGGGGCTTCTGAAAGCCGAGTTGCAAACGGCTACATCTAAGGTCGATGCCGCTGTGGCGCGGCGAAGACAAGCCGTTGGCTCAGTGGATGTCATGGGCAAGCTCATGGACACAGACGCCATCACGGCCAAGATCGAGTCCGCCGAGGGCACCAACCGGAAGGTCCGGGAGAACGGGCAGTACAGGGCCCTGGGCGCACAGTATGTGGCAACCGGGAAAGAAGCGGACGACATGACGGGCCAGATCCAGGACATCGACGACAAGAAGGCAACCATGCTGGCCGAGGCCGACTTCCCGGTGGAGGGGCTTGGCCTGGGCGAGAACGGAGTCGAGATCAAAGGCGTACCCCTCGACCAGTGTTCGGGCGCACAGCGATTGAAGTTGTCCGTTGCGATGGGGTTGGCCATGAATCCCACGTTGCGGGTGCTGCTGATCCGGGACGGCTCGTTTCTGGGGGACAACAACCTGGCGACCATTTCCGAGATGGCATCGGAGGCCGGGGCGCAGATCTGGATCGAACGTGTGGGCGAAGACGACAACGTGACGGTCATCATCGAAGATGGGTGCGTCAAACAAGGAGAAGAGTCATGAGCATATTAAAAGGCGTTATGGACCGGTTGGGTCGGGACTTAGGGTTGGCCCACGCGGTCCTAGATCTTTTGATGGACACAGAAGCCCCGGACCACGCGATGCTACAAGATCGACGGATTTTAAGGATTGCAGAGCACGGCTACCCGACAGAGGAAGGCTGGTATTGGGTATCGGATCCCGGTAGAGCAGCCGGGCACCGCCTCGTGGTGAGGAGGATCGAGAAGGCGGCAAGCGGAACGCAGTTGGAGGTTGTTGGAAACTGCTTGCTTGACAAGTTTCTGGACGATGGCGGCAAGATCTTCGGCGGGCCGATCCCCAGGCCCGAGGAGGAAGGGCTATGAAGAAAGTATGCGAGACTTGCGCGGTATGGGATAACGCATCTTCCCAGGGCGACCCGGAAGGCGAATGGGGGCCATGCTGTCTTAACCCGCCAACGCTTATTGTCAGGTTAAGCCCAGAGGAAACCAACAATCAGGCGGCAGTAGATTTTGATCCGCTTGGCCACTACCCCAAGACAAGCAGCCACGACTCATGTGGTCAGTGGACGCCCCGCGAAATCGGCACATGCGGAGAGTGCCGGTGGTGGGATTGGCGTGGAAGCGACCAAAAAGAAGCCGACGACAAGGGCTGTTGTCTCGTTAGGGCACCTTCTGGATCGCCTTGGTTTCCAGCGACGGCAATCGGTCAAGTGGGCTGCGGCGACTGGGAACCGAAACCGGAAGGCGACGAGGACAAGCCATGAAGAAGCCCCTCCACCTCGACCGCGCCAAGGCAATCTACTTCCAGGTCTTCAACGTACCCATGCCCAAGCACGTAGCCGAATGCTTTCATGCCGTGCTGACCACGGGCAAGGCCACGCAAACCCGGGAGGACAGCCGGCTCGAAGGCTTCACGGCCATACCGCTCATCATCGGAATCATGTACGCCAAGCGGTGCAGGCCCTATACGCTCGTGTCGTCTAACTTCCACCAGGCGAGGGTGCTGCGGACCATACGGGACAACCCCATGGTACTGTCGGCCCCGAAGCGCCGTTACCTCACGATCAAGATGGAAGCGTAGGGGGCCGACATGGCGGTACGGCGAATCTCAGACCCATATGACGCCCAGGCGATTCTTTCCATGTCCGCGCCAGGTGATGTCCTGGAGTTCATGAACAAGACGTATTATCTTGACGCGGAAAACTTCAAATTAAAGAACCACCAGACGCTTGTATTCAACGACACCGAGATAGATGTAGGAACGTATGGGCTGGGAATAGTTGTTCCGATAAACACGGAATGCATCATGAGGGGAAAGCTCTCCATGCCCTTCCATGGAGTGTACGTTTCCAGCCGCGCCAACCTCCATCTGGAGCTAAGAAATTCAACGGTCAGCATCTACAAGGGCGACGGGATAACCGGACGACACGCAATAATCCAGGGGTGGGCCAACGGGCAGGCGGTGAACAACCCTGATCGCCTGGAGCTTGTTCATAATCCCGAGGCGAGAAGGCAGCCGGAACCCCCAGTCAGGATGCTCACACGACGCTTGAGGTCGCGCAAATGATCAACCACCAAGAAACAAAAGCTTGGATCACGTTAGCCGATGGCAGAACGCTGGAGGTGCTGGTGAAGCAGGTTACAACTACCCCGCGCCCCGCTTTCACATCAACGATTGAACACGGCATGGAGGTCCACTGGGGGGCGGGTGACACCGAGATAACGATAGCGGGCCACATTCTTCAAGAGCACGACGCGCCACCAGAGCTTGGCAATGAAGTGGAAGAAGTAAACCTTCCCATGCACCGTATGCTTACCCGAAGGCTGAGGTCGCGCAAATGACAGACCCGACATACAACGCAACCGCGATCTTGAACATGGCCCTGGTGGATCTGCGTAACCAGGACCGACCGCCACCACACCCGATCATCAGGGCGATGGAACGGTACGGCCTGGCACTCACGACGGAAGACTTACGGGACGCCACACGCGACATCGAAAATAGCGTAGGGGTAAAGGGCCCGTACCTTGGCCAGGGTCGCCGCATCTACTACATCAAGATCAAGAACGTGACGTGCAGAATAGTTTACAACCAGTCACACAAACACATCGTGACCTTCCTGCCCCCGACTGGTCCCTTGGTATGCAAGAAAAAGTTTTGCCCGACAAAGAGCATGAGAAGGAGATACGCATCATGAGCCCCGAATTGCATGGACGACTGACGTTATCGGAATCATCCCAGTACCTGGAAGAACAGCACGGTAAGGTCGTGTCCCCCCACACCCTGAGCGTACAGCACAGAAACGGCCGACTCGAAACCAAGCTGGTCCTCGGACGCCTGACGGTAACGAAGTCCGAGCTTGACCGGTACGCCCGCGAGAGTGCTGGTAAGCGCCGGCTTCGCAAGAACACGAGCCGTGGTAGGAAAAAGAGTTGATCGCTACCACATAAACCTCTTGACAATGGCACAAGGTCCGTAGTACACTAGGTCCGTAGTTGAGATCGACAAACAAAAGGGGAAACGAGATGCCGAAGGTGATGGTGGACAACAAGCAGATCGCCAAGATGGACCAGGCTTTGAACCACGGGCTCATCACAGGTGTGGGCGCGGGCAAGAGGGCAAGGGGAAGCCGAGCGGTACTGTTGCGCCGGATTCTGGACAAAGCCCTGGAGGGCAGCCCAAAGGACATCGCCAGAAGGCATTCAGACGCAAACCAGAAGTTTGAGACAAAAGACCTCGATTAGAAGACCGTAGCGAAAAGGAATCACGCACATGGGCCGGGTCGCAATCAAGACATCTCTGATCGCAAAATCGTGGTGGGTTGAGCCATCGGGAGATCCTTGCGGCCCGGTCCCTGCTTTATTTAAACGACAAAGGAGATAGCCATGTCAGACGAAAATCACGAAGTCGAAGCCTTCCAGCCCCTTGAGGCCGAGCTTTTACCGAAGGAGCATCAGGCCGTACAGGCGCCCACCATCGACTACCACATGTTCGAGGTGGCGCATCGGATGGGCGACCGCGACCTGGGCCTCATCAAGGACAGGGTTGAGTACGAGGCGTCCCAGAGCCCGAGCGACATGACCTACCAGTGGTCCGCAGGCGGCTCGATCATCAAGGGCGCGACGATCAAGCTGGCCAACATCATCGCCCGGAACTTCAAGTGGATCGCCGTGGACACCCAGGTCATATCCGAAAACTCCCGTGAGTGGAAGATCAAGGCCGTCATTGTTGACTTCCAGGAAGGGCAAATCTATGGCCGAATCTTCGTGCAGCGCAAGAGCCAGAGGGCGGGCGGCAAGATGGATGAAGCCCGCGCCGAAGACATCGCCTTTCAGATCGGCCAGAGCAAGGCGGTTCGCAACGTGGTGCTGAATTACGCCCCGCCCTTCATCGTGGACGCGGCAATCGAAGCGGCCGAGCAGGGAACGCTGACCAAGATTCGCAAAATGGGCCTTGAGAAGGCCATCCAGAGATCCACGAAATACCTGGCCACATTCAAGATCGGCGAAGCCCGCATCGCCGGCAAGCGCGGGAAGCCCTTTAAGGAGTTCCTGGATTCGGACGTGCTGGCCCTGTGGGGCGACTGCACGGCGATCAAGGAGGGGCAGATCGGAGCCGACGCCGCCTTCCCCGAGATCAAGGACGTGCCGGAACCCAAGGCCAAGCCGAAGCCCGCTCCCAAGCCCGCGCCCAAGGCAGCACCCGCCCCCAAGCCCAAGGCCAAGCCTGCACCGAAGCCGGCCCCGGAGCCCGATCCGGAACCCACACCGGGGGTGGATGACGAGCCCCCCGAAGATACCGCCCCGGGCGACGACCTGTTCGATGACCTGGATCCCGAGTCCGCCCCCGAACCGGAGCCCGAGCCTGAACCGGAGCCTGAAGGTGTGCCGGATGAAGACGTGGCCATGGACCTTGAGGTAAGGCTCGTCGGCCTTGAAGACGAGTACGGCAAGGAGCGGGTTGGCAAATACCTGGATGCGGTCCTGGACGCCGGATGGAACAATTCCACCAACACCGAGAAGTCCAACGCGATGGCCATGGCTCGGGATGCGTTTGAGCAGGCAAAGAAGAACAGCGAGAAATAGGTCCTTTACAACCGAACAGCGGCTGCGGCTCCACGCGGGAGAGTAGGCGAATCAGCCCCCGCCGGCGGTCGGTTCAAATCCGGCCAGTCGCTTAGACTTGAAAGGAATGGAGTAACCCAATGCCTGATCCACAATACAGCCGTAGACAGCTATTCACGCACTCGAACGTCCAGGCCTTTGAAGAGTGCCCCCAGCACTTCCGGTTCGAGTACCTGGACAAGCCCCCCGACGACATCGAGGACCGGGCTTCCGAGTACGCCCGTAGGGGGACTACGTTTCATGAAGCCGTGGCCAAGTACCTGAACGACCAAAGCGAAGAAAAGCTTCTTTGGGTGTGGACCTCTGGTAAAGAAGAAGCCTTTAGGCTCTCCCCCGCAGAAGACCAGGCTCCGCTGTTTGATTTATTCAAGACGTTCGAGGAGAAGTACGGCAATCCGCCCAACATTGCCACGGAGGACGCGGTCCTCGTCGGTGCTGAAGTCCCCTTCATGTTGGACGCTAAAGGCGCTCTCACGAAGGATATGGATGCCGCACGGGTGGCCGGCACCATCGATCTCCTGTACCGTGATGGCGACTCCCTGGTGGTCCAGGACTGGAAGACCGGCAACACGTTCGACATGGACACGCCCATCGAGTTGAACCACCAGATGCGCCTGTACTGCTACGCTGCTGCGCTCATGTTCCCGGACGCACCGCTCATCAGGCCGATCATCGACTACATCCGGCTGGACGGAACGTATCCGGGTAAGCCCATCGACTTTCCCCGCGAGACCTTCACGGACACGACCTGGCCCTGGATGGCAGCGCGAACCAACCGTGTGAACGAGGCGATCCAGGAGAAGAAGTTCCCCGCCAGGCCCAACCAGAACTGCGGCTACTGCGTGGTACGGGACAAGTGCAAGACGTTCCAGAACGCTTTGGCCACATTGCCCGACGAGGCCAAGCTGGACCGCCCCGGGCAGGTACTGAAGTTGATCCACCTTTGCGACCAGGCCCAGGCACGGCTCAACGAGTACCGTGGCGCGATCCGGCAGTACGTCCAGGACCATGGCCCGATCATCGACGAGGAGGCCAGCAAGGCTTTCAAGTTCGTGCCCAATCCCCGGTACGCCGCCGACACCGATACGGTCGTGAAGGCCCTGCTGTCCATGGGGCTGGAAAACGACGAAGGGAAGCTTGACGGCGCTGCTATCCGGTCAAAACTGAAAATCTCCAAGACCCTGGCCACATCCCTCGTGAAGAAGTACACGCCATCCAAATCAGCAGAGCGCAAGGACGCCACGACCAAGATCATCAAGCTCTACGAGAAAACACAGGGCAACCCCAAGCTCACATGGGTCAAAGAGGGATAACGCATTGGATTATTCAGACGTAACCCTCCTGGGCCGAATAGTAAAACAGCCGGAACTTCTGGTCACGCAATCGGGCAAGCACTACTGCGAATTTATCGTGGCCATAAACAAGCGAACCATCTGGGCCGGCAAGGTGCACCACCGCGTTTCTTACGTGGACTGCACGGCATGGGAGCGGATAGCGATCAGCGTTTCAGAGCGCACGGCCAAGGGCTCACGGGTGTTCGTAAAGGGCCCGATAGAAACCTCGAACTACAAGCGGGACGACGGCTCTTACCACAAAAAAACGTGGGTGACGGCAGTGTTCTTTGTGGCTCTTGACGAAGTGGAAGAGGCAGAGGGCGATGGCGAACGCGAACCCAGAAGCACACTTGACGATGAATTTGGAGGATAAGATGGCGAATGAAAAGGATGTAGGCGCAGTTGATCCCGAGAAAACCCAGGCCGAGCTTGACTTGGAAAAGCTCAAGATCGAGAACGCCAGGATGGATGAAGAGTGTACGATTCTCAGCAAGATGGTTGCGTTCGCCAGCCGGAAGCTGGATGTCGCCCAGGCGCAGACAGCTGAGGTATGTGAAAGGTGCCCCAAGATTGCCACAGATCAATGCGACGGCACCTGCCCCCTGTTCGTCGTTTCCGCCATCCTGCTGGACATCAAATGAAAGCCGTATCCTTCACCGTACCGGGTCCGTGCAAGGCCCATGCCCGTGGCAGGGCGGCACTGGGCGGCAGAGCGCGAATGGGCGAGAGAGACATCCAGGTTGCCAGAAGCGTTGTCCGCAGGCTCAGGGATGGCGGGACCGTTGAAGTAACCCCACGCCGCATAGACTTCTTCGAGAGATTCTTGGCCGATGCAGTACGGGGTCATGGAAGGCCGTTTGTCTACCCCGAGAAGGAGTCGGCCAAGTACGAGAAGGTGGTGGCCCAGTACGCCAATAACGCCATGGTCCGTGCTGAAATCTACAAGCCCATGGAGGGCCAGCTAATCGCCACCATCATGGTCTTCCGACTAATCCCGAAGAACACGCCGAAGTGGTTACGCGCCCTCATGCTGGATGGTGTCCTTCGGCCGATCATCAAGCCCGACATCGACAACCTTGAGAAGGGGATCCTGGATGCCATGAACGGCATCGTCTACAAGGACGACTGCCAGATCGTTGGGTGGGGCCCTGGACACGGCAAGTGGTACGACGATGGTGATGGCGTCAGGGTAGAGGTGTCCGTGGAAGAGATGTACACGCCAAGCCGGCAGGAGAAGTCATGAAGGAGCAAGGCGACGGTTGGATGATTCGGAGCCCCTTTGTGGGGGACATGGAGCACACATACAAAGATCACAGGAGTATTTGCATCGAACTTTTCGTGGTGAACTGGCCAAAATTCAAAAATGTTCCGACTGATCTAGCGTGGTGTCGCCTTAAATACCAAGGCTTCAAATGCGTCAAGGCTCACGTCGGGCCGGGATGGAGGGGATGATGAATCCATCAAAAATCTGTTGGGTAGCCAAAGCCCCCGGTGGTCCAGGGTTCACCTGGAATCCCGTTACGGGTTGCAACCACGGTTGCCCGTTCTGCTATGCCCGGGCCTTTGCAATGCGCAAAATGGGTAGGTATAAACAGACCGGGTTCAACCCCACGTTCCACTCGGACCGCTTGGGTGAGCCGGCCAAGGTGAAAAGGCCGAGCTTCGTTTTCCTGGGGTCCATGGCCGGATTATTTGAAGCGGAAAACGTTCTATGGAAGTGGTATGATCACGAAAGCAATTATCGGCATTTTCATTATCAGGGAAAGCCGATCCTCACTCAGCATGAAATATATAAAGACATCCTCGACGCCATCGAGGCCGCCCCGCAGCACACGTTTGTTGTCCTGACAAAAGGCCCAGCGACCGCGAAGCGGATTATCAAGGACGTCGGCCGGCCGCTGCCCCCGAACTTTATTCTTGGGGTGTCGGTCGAGGATCAGGCGACAGCAGATGAACGGATACCCGCCCTGCTGTCCATCCCGGGACTTGCAAAAAGAGTTGTCAGTTACGAGCCTGCATTGGGGCCGGTGGACTTTGAATCCATTGCAGACCCCGTAAAAAAATATCGGTCTGCTTTTTCCTTTGCCGATCCATCCGGCATGGGAAACGGCCCATCCGTACCAAGAGACGCTATGCCAGGTATCGACTGGTTAATCATCGGCCCACAATCCGGCCGTGGTGCTGTGCCGACCAATCCCCAGTGGGTAGGGGATGCCGTGACACAAGCAAGGTGGAACGGGGTGCCCGTATGGGTCAAGGACGCGATGCCACCGCGCAAAACAGGAATGTGGCCGCAAGAGCATCTGTGGAAAGGAGCCAACCGTGGATAAAAAAGCCGACCAACCTGTTGACGCCACCGGAAAGGTCCCGTGCCCGCTTTGCAATGCCCCGATGGATGCAAACACAACATTCCGGGTTAGACTTCCTGCGATCAACGCCGCTGGCCCGGAATTGTTGGAAGCTTGCAAGACCGCGCGGGATTGGCACAGCGTGGATGGCGACCACATAAGAGGCCCGGTACGGCAACAGCTTATTGACGCGATCAACGCCGCCGAACCTAAGCCGACCGATGAAACCTGAAAAGCAAACCGGGATCATGTTCAAACCCGAAAACATCGGCAAGCTTCCGTGGAAGGGCGGCGACGGTAGCAAGACGCAGACGCGGCGGATTATCAAGACGAAGCCGTATGGAAACTTTGTTGATATAAAAACCGATCTTGGGTACCCGGCAAGCAAGGGCAAGCTGTGGGCGGGCTTTGGCAACCCCCTCGACCCATCATATATCAAGAGCCCATACGGCGAACCTGGCGATCTTCTGTACCTCAAGGAAAAACTATGGGACAGCAGGCGCGGAGTGGCCACCTATGCTTCGGACGGCTTGCCCGTCATGGTCAACGGAGAATCGCTTGACTGGCGTTGGAGCCGAAACACCCTATCCCCCATGTTCATGCCGAAAAAAGCCGCCCGTATTTGGTTTGAAATCGTATCCGTTCGGGTCGAAAGAATCCAGGACATAACAGAGGAAGATGCGCGGGCGGAAGGTATGGAGCCGCTACCATCGCACGGTGCCTGGTGCGATCCTGCAAAAGGACGCGAGGGCCATTGGAGCTACCGCAGGGCGCTGTCCGCTAAATGGAACGAGATCAACGGCAAGCGCGGTTACGCCTGGGATGATAACCCGTGGGTGTGGGTGCTGACATTTAAACAGGCCGAAAGGCCGGGGAGTGAATGATATGAGCATACCAGCATACGGTTACTGGCCGGACGACGTGAGGCAGGAAGCTGTCAATGCGGGAGAAGAAACCCATTGGAGGGATAGGTTTGCCAAAGAATGCAGTGGCTTTATCAACATGACGTTCTGGCCCATGAAGGGTCATGATGTTATTACGGAAGAAGCGGCCAGGACAGTGGTTGAGATGGTATGCAAAATCAAGAGAGAAAATAGAGAACTAGCCACAACACAAAACACCGACGCCGAACCGGAGGACACCCCATGAGCGACCCAATGACACCCGAACGACTTGAGGCGATCAGGGATCGGTGCGAAAAAGCACAAAAGGGCTTTCACGTTGTTCGTACATCTATGTTGAACGAATTATTGTTAGTGTCCGAACAGCGGTCAATCCAAATGCCGAAAAACGACGCCATCTTTTTTGCCAACGCCTGGACCGACATCCCCCTACTCCTTGCCGAGGTGGCCCGGCTCAAGGCTTTTGCCAAAAGCGAATACTTCCTGGGAGCTAATGAAGGCGCGGTACGGCAATCTGATCATGACAAAATTGACTTTAAAAAATACCAGGCCAAAATCGACCGGCTCACGGTCGAAAACCAGGCGCTCAAGGATGCGATTGCAGCGCTCAAGGTTGTCAACTTAAAAGACGATGGGGGGTTGTCATGAGCGACCCAATTAGACTTTCCACTGAGGTCTGGGAGAGTATTTTTGCCAAGTGGAGAAGAGATCTGCTTTGCCATCCTGGGAAAATAGTCATTTCGCCAGAGGGGCTTGATCGGCTGTATGAACACAACGCCGCGCTCCTATCCGAAGTGGACCGGCTCACGAAAGAATCGGAAAAGCTAAAGGATGCCAACAAAAAGCAGCCTCAAATTTGCGCCTTTTGCGGGGAAGAGGATGCCACTCTCCATTGCGAGCATTGCGATAAGCACTTTTGCTCACAATGCGATACCACACCCCAGCCGTGGACGGACGTTGACCTGTGCCCGGAATGCTGCAAAGCGGAACTGGCCGGCCGAAAGAAAATGGCAACACAAAATACCCCCAAGCCATGAGCCACCCCGTAAGCCACGGAAGGCCTTGGCCCATGCAGAGACATGCCAAGCGCAACATTGTCGCCCTGTTGGCCATCCTCGTGCTCTACGCAGCCTTTCTGGTGGTGGCTGCTACGTGTGAAATCTCAAGTGACAACGAACTGGGCTACTGGTACGAAGATCAGCATAACTTATCGGCATGGGCCGTTTACCAACAGAAGGAGACGAAAGATGCTCGGAAATGATCGCTTGGAAAAGATGCTGGAAAATGCGGGGGCCACGCCCAAGCAGGTTGAAACAGTCATGGAGGACTATTCCGCAGCCTGCGCCCGGATCGACGCCGCCACCCCGATGGTGGACGTGACGGTGGGGAAGATGGTGGTCACGGAAGACAAGATCAAGTTGGACGTGACGTGCCCCAACACCGACGCCAACTACTCCATGCTCAGGCGGATCACTGGCGCGGCCAGGCTCGTTCGGATCCAGACCGACTTCATTACCGTGGGCGAAGGCAAGAAGAAGGCCGGGGGCGAAGGCCAACCGGAACTTCCCACCAACAAGGAACCCGAGGTGCCGACCGAGGCCCCACCCGTGGAGCCCAAGGTCGAAGCCTACACGGGACCCATTTGCAGCAAGAGGCGTGCGCTCCTGCCCGAGGCCAAGGGAACGGTGGCGGTACGCTACAACGGCCCGGAACTCACGCTTGATACCACCAGCGGCGTGTTTGTCTTTGCCGACAACAACGAGTTCGCGGTCCAAAAGCTGACCAGTAAGACCTTTGAAGTCCTCCAGTGCGACAAGGACGACAACAACCCGGACTCTCCCCCGAGAACAGTACGGATCCCCAAGGAGCGTAGAGAGTCCTTCACGGCTATCCCGGACCCCAGTTTGGCCACATACCAAGATCCCACGGCCGAGGAGCCTGAGCCCCCTGAGCCCGAGACCAAGCCCATCGACAAGAAGCCGTCCCAGAAGGCAAAGATCGACCTCATCTACAACATCGGCCAGGCCAAGATCGACTTGCCAGAGGGAACCTTCATGCCCTTCACGAAGTTCCGGGTGGTGGAGATGAACGCCGATGGCCAGATTGTCATCCGGGAGATCCCGGACGTTTCCACAGGAGAACCGATCACCCAGGGAGATGGCGTCCCGTTCCCGATGAGCACGGAACTGTTCGACGAACTCTTTGCCAACAACGACTGACATGCGACAACGGGGTTGATCGATGCCTAGAAGCGGCATGTTAGTTGATATCGACAAGGCACTGGCGGACAGGCGCCTTCAGCGGGCCGGATCCTCGGCAACGGGGGTCTGGTTCCGCTGCCTGCTTTTCATGTTCGCCGGGGGCAGGCGTGGATCATGGACCGGATCGGAAAGGGAAATGCTCGACACCCTTTCGGTGGACCGCTCTGAATGGAACGACTTCGTACACCAGATACAAGAGTACGGGTTCGGCCAATTCGTCCAGAAGGGCAAGGTCGTGACGATGACGGCGCCCCTGGAGATCATCATGGAGGCACCGCCTGGGTCATTGCCAGCCCAAGACGGCCTCTCACTGGGCCTGGAGCCCGGCGAGGACCCAGAGGCAGTCAAGAGACTCAAACCGCCCTACAAGGCCATCATGGAGCTTTGGAACAAGCTTTGTGCCAACCCAAGTGTCGGGCTACCCAAGTGCCTTAAGATTTCCGGCACGAGAAGCGATCACGTCAGAGCCCGGTGGAGAGAAAACCCGGACATCGTGTGGTGGAGGGAACTCTTCACCAAGATATCCCTGAGTTCGTTCCTCACTGGGAAGAAGAAGACCGCGAGGGGATACTTCCGGGCGTCGTTTGACTTTGCCACAGACCCATCCAAGACCATACGCATCTTAGAAGGAGCGTACGATGACCGACCAGGACAAAACGGAAACGGTGGAGGGACGAGATCAATCGAGGACCAGCCAGGTGGAAAGAATTACACCTACGATTGACAACCAGCCCGACACCCCCAAGCCCGCCCCGGCCTTTTGCCCGAAGCACGGAACCGTCCTGGCCCCTATGTGGACGGGCGTTCTTAACCAGATGCTCCCCAACACCATGAAGCAGTACGGGGAAATGGGTAAGGCCAAGTGGGTGCATGAGCTTTGCCCAGAATGCGAGAGGGAAAGGAGCGTAAGCGATCTAAAGACCAGGCAGAGGAAGGCGCGGATCGCCCAGACATCCCCGTTCGGAGAGAAGTTCGACGACGCCACGTTTGAAAACTACACCTGCAAAACGGATGCGATGAAGAAGGTCAGGAATGAAGTCAGGTCCTGCGTCAGCACGGCCATCAGCGGAGAGCCACCAGCCCCGAGAAACGTGCTGTTCCTTTGTGGCAACACCGGGACGGGCAAGACCCACTTGATGGAGTCGGCCTTCAAGCAGATGGCTGAAGCCCAGTGCCGGGTGCTGGCCTTTGAGCGTACGGCCATCATTCACCAGATGAAGACTCACATGAGCATCAGCCAAGAGAGCGGCATCGCCGGGTACGCAAAGCAAATCTGCTCCACACCACTTCTTCTGCTGGACGACTTTGAGCCCAGGCATTGGGATGACCAGTCGCAGGCAGATCGTGAGATCATCTTCGAGTTGTTCAACACGATCTACAAGATGCGTACCCGCACGATCATCACGTCGAACATCAAGGAGTCTGACTTCAAGAGCAGGATCGGGAAGCCGGCCGCATCACGCTTTACCGAGATGAGGGAAAAGATCATCATGTCCTGGGGAGACAAACGAGAAGAAAAGAGGTTGATATGAGCGACGACAAACCGAGAACCGGCAAGTGGGCCCACACAGAGTTCAACGTGATCGAGGATCTACCTGGTGGGGCCATCTTCATCTACAATGACCAGCGATGCTTCAAGGGGTTGACCAAGCGCAAGTGCTTCACGCTGAACGACCATGAGGAGGTCGTCATCCCGGCAGGGGAACGGGTCGAAGTGCCGGCGAAGAAGGAGCATGACCATGGACGATGAAAGCGCAGGACAGGCAGCGGAAAGGGGCATCATGGAACACCTGGCCTACGATAAAGAGAAGGGCTACCAGACCAATTGGGACTTCGTGCGGCTGGACGTTGTTAGCTATTTGTGGGAGATGCACGAATTGTTTATGGGCGATGCGATCAAGGTCTACGGGAAAGCGAAAAGGAAACACGAATCAGTCCTTGATCCAACCACGACTTAGGTAGTCTGCAATCGTCTTGGTCAGTCCACTACGAAGGTCAGTCTTGGGCGTCCAGTCCAGTTCTTCCTCTGCCGTCACGAAGTCCATGCACGACAGCGGGTTTCCGCCCGACTCAGAAGAGTAATGCAGAACCTCGATTTTGTCCGTGACCAATTCTTCGATCATCGACCACAACTTGTTGACGGACGTGGCAATGCTGGTCGAGACATTCACGGTTTTCCCGTCCCCTACTTTCCCGGCCATCCGGAACGCCAACACAACGTCATCCACGTATACGAAGTCCCGCTGCTGTTCGCCCGATCCCTTGATGGCCGCAGCCCGTCCCTCCAGTGCAGCCTTCAGGAAAGACCCCACCACGGCCTTAGGCTTCCACTGGTGCCCATATACGTTGCTGAGCCGTATGATCGTAGCCCGAAGGCCCTTCTGCTCATACAGGCGAATGTACTCCTCACTCGCGGACTTCGTGATGCCATAGGCGCTTCTCCACGGCGCCTCTTGAGGACTCCACCGGTCTTGCGGAAGACTGTACATGGCCCCGGTGCCGGCGAAGACCAGCTTGGCTCCACAGGCCAGGCAGGAACCAGCCGTCGCCACGGTCGCCTCGATGTTCGACTGGATCCCCTTCCGCAGGATATCGAGGTCAAGCGAAGAGGCTATCCCGGATTCAGCGGCCAAATGAAAAACCACATCCGGGTTGAACTCCCGAATTGCTCTCTGGGCCTCCGGGGTTTCCAGTCTCGCTTGAATATGGTTGGACCACGGCCTTGGAAAAGGAAGGGGCAGGAGGTCCACCGTGAGAACATGGTGGGCTTCTTGTTCCAGGCTTGCGGCCAGGTGTCCCCCGATGAACCCTGCCGCCCCTGTTACCACGGCCTTCATAGACGCCACTGCACTTTGGGCAGGATGGAATCCTGGCAGTCACGAATCCGATCCGCATGAGGAGCCAGGTCGGACAACATGGCCAGCAATTCAGCCTTCATGTCATGGGTGGGTACATAGCCCAGGTCGAGGAGCTTTTGATGGTCAGGCTCGTAGAAATGTTCTTCTGCTTCTTTCCTTGGGTTCTGGACGGCCTGGATCGCAATCTCCCTCTCGAACACTTCCTGGCCGGCTTCCGCAACGGCTTCCGCCAACTCGGTGATGCCGTAGATGTCCTCAAACTGGTTGACGACCCGGTATTCACCTTCCGCAGGGGGCTTCTCCAGCAGCAGCGTCATGCACTGGATGGAGTCCCGCAGAGTCAGAAACCCCCGAATCTGGCGACCCTTGCCGTAAGGGGTCAGGGGCAGCCCGATGGTAGCTTGAGCACAGAAGCGATTGATGACCGTCCCGAACGCTTCGTCGAAGTCGAACCGGGTACATAGTCCGGGATCCAACATGGTCTCGTCCGTCTTGGTTCCGTAGACCGGGCCCTGCATGATGTCGGTGGACCGGAAGCCCCACGCTTTGCACACGAGAGCGATGTTGGTTGAGTCGTGAACTTTGGTGGCATGGTAGAAGCTGCCCGCAGCTTTGGGGAACGGGACGGTGGCGGTGTGGCCCTTGTAGCTCATCTCGCAGAACCCTTCAGCAATGGGCATCCCGGGCGTTCCATATTCGCCCATCGTTCCCAGCTTCAGCAGGTGGGTTTTCGGGCAAGCCTTTTGCATGGCCCAGAGCAACGACAGGGTGCCGTTGATGTTGTTGTCGTGGGTGAAGCGGGCGTGTTCGAAATCAATCATGGAGTACGGAGCCGATGGCATCTCGCCCAGGTGAACGATTGCGTCCGGTTGGAAGATTTCCAGCAAGTTAACCACCACGGCATGATTCCGAACGTCAATTTCCTGGTAGTCAATAGATTTTCCGGTCTTGTCTTGAAAGATTCCCAGACGCTCCCTCATGGGAAGAATGGGCAACGCCGAGACACTTCCCATCTCCGCTACCATGTCCCGGCGACTCCCGTTGTCGATGCCAAAAACATCATGACCGCGCTGCGCCAGGTGCATTGCCAGGGGCCAACCAAGATAGCCGTCCATTCCGATGATGAAAATCTTCATTTCAGTCTTTCCATGTGCGAGGTGTATAACGCCTGTGCTTCTTCGACACTAGAACAAGGAAAGAGCAACAAGGAGGCGTGTTCTCTGGCCCCTTTCGTGCGCTTCCCACCCGGCATCCACTGTAGCTCTATTTCGTCAAACTTCTTCTCAGCCGGGGGCCGGGGCCTGGTGGCCCGAATTTCCCCCCCGACAAATTGGCCTTGAGTTGACGACAACGATTCGACGATCAGGCCAAACCCTTCCGAGGTGCCCATAGCGCATCCCCAGCCGTGGCCAGTAAACCCAACCTTCAGTCGTTGCGGAATCGGGGCCTCCACCATCGGCTCAACGGCCAGAGGCTCCCATGCCTTCTGCTCGTCAGATCGAATGCCCATGTACGTTGGCCTCACTGCCCCAACGGCGTATCTTTGCGTAGCCCCTCCTGGAGCGAGGAAGCAAATCGAAGTGTCCCCAGATGATTCGATATCTCGCAAATACATGCGGCTTACATCGATCCTCAACACTCTTGGGTCATCGGTTTCCATCAGAACGGTTCTGAACTCTTGAGTGTCCCCCCGACCTTCTTCCGTGCGGGACTCCCCCCTTATCAGTATCCCGGATTTGGTTCGGACAACCTTGGCGTCTTCGCAATACAGCCCTCCGAGGAAGTGATTAGCAGACCGATATTTTTGATCTACCCGTACCTCTGGGAACAACTCGATAACCTCGTGGAGGGCGCCCCTGTCCGACAGGACGCCATCTTTGCCCGAAAATCGAATCAATCCTCTTGAAAGAACTTCAACCGTATAATGTGAAGTTGAAATCTCCATCGTCAGCGCTTTCTCCACACATAGAGAGTAATGACTCTGTTGTTGAAATCTCTCGTCATCGTCAGGAATGGATACAGGGAAGGAGGTGTGGCCTTGCGAACCTCTGAGGTCGTCAGATAGGAACGTATTTGTTTCCGATTCCGTTCGTCTTGATACCAATCCAAGGCGACGTAACCCCCTGGCCTTAGCAACTCCGAGGATCGAGACAAGAATTCGTCGGGCCCTTGTTCGAGATCGTACCAAGAATCCATGCAGCTAATCAGGCCCAAAGACGCTGGGGCCATACCGTCCAAGGGGTCTAGCTTGCTTCCCTGTCGGAACTCTGCTGGTATTCCAACCTTGTCCCACAGACCTTTGGCGATCAGGCCCTTGGATGCGTCATAGTCCGTGCCGATCAGATTGCGGTAGCCCATGTCGCCGATGTAGGCCAGCCAGAAGCCAACGCCACAGCACACGTCCACAATCGGGGCATCTTTCGGAAGGCTCGGAAGAACATGACCCCTGAGGTTTGAGATAATCCACCCACCGGACTGCCTGGGGTTTCGACGGAGGAAATATCCCAAATACCGATCCCGAAGTTCAGGGGCCAGGTCCTCCAAGGCCGCTTGGATTTTATCTCCTATCTCCACAGTTCCACCGCCATGAGATCCCTGGTTACTTTTGTCTGCCCGCGATGAACGACCATGCGGGCCGGCTTGACGGCTTCAAACAGCTTGGTCCAGGACTTCTCGCGAAGGCGCTGATAGATGAACCCGGACTGAATCAGGGTCTTGTCCTCGGGCAAAAGGTCTACCCCGAATACGCGCACAATCAATACCGTGCCGGTTATCCTCCAAAGTTCCGAGATGGCAGTGGGGATTTTGTCGAGAGGCAAGTGCGGAAGCACCGCCGCACAGTTGACGAACGGATGGCTGCGTGTTTTCTGCTTGCTCTTGAAGATGTCGTCCAGTTCAACGTCGATGGCCGGGAATCTTTCTCGGGCCCGGAGAAGCATATCCCTGGTAACGTCCACGCCCTTGTAGGACAATTTCAAAACCTTGGATAACTCGGGGTAGTCTTCGCCAGTACCGCAGCCGAAATCAAGCACTGTTGACGACCCGGACTCGGGCGCCACATCATGGAGGATATCGTAGTAAAGCTTCCGCCGTTCCTGCTGGTTAGGGTCATTCTTCCAGAAATCCTCAACCGCTTCTCGTGCAGGAGCCTGCTCCCATCGCTGCCACCACCGATCATCGAATATCCGCTCCAACTCCTTCAGGGAGTTTGTCCAGGAAATCCCCCGGCTCCGAACTTCAGCGATCCGCTTGGGCGCATCCTGCACTCGCTGGAGTTGAAAGACCTCTGGCACATGAAAGCCCTTGATCCCATTCCTGAGCATGTGCCAGACGACCCGCCATTCCTCGTGCTCGGGGAAGGAGCGATCCAGGTAGGGCGATACCGTCTCCCAGGCGGATCGACGGTAGGCATAGTAGGAACCCCTGAACAGGTTGGCCTTGCTGCGGTCCTGGATCATCTGAGATGTCCGGACAATCTCATCGCCTGCCTTATGAGAGCCGTCACTCTGGTCCACCATGAACTGAGCTTGGATGTCGGTATGGACGAAGCCCACATCAGCGGCCACGCTGTCGAGGGGAAGGGGCCCCAAGGCCAAATCGTCATCGTCAAGATTGACAATCCAATCCCCGGAAGCCTTGTCGAAAAGACCAAATCTGGCCCTTGCCAAGTCTTTGCGCTGGTCCGTCCCACCGAGAATCTTGATTTCCACGCCGGGGCGCCCACGCAAAGCCGCACGACTCACTCTGGCGATGTCGGCATGATCGTAGCCGTACTTCCCGGATGACACTTGCGGGCTGATGCCGAAGAGGATTTCATTCGGCAGCGCGTATTTCAGAAGCGACTCGATGGCTTCCTGCACAACCTTGAAGTCTGGTTGGGAGATAAGCATACAGGCGGTGACTTTCATTTCAATGCCTCCAAGATTTGGCTTCCAACTGTTTGGCGATCAAACAGAAGGCCGCGTTTT